ACCCGACACACACTTTACACAAAACGGAACGTATGAAGATGTGAAGAACGTGAGAGCGTGGAAACCCTTGCCTGAACCATATAAGGCAGAAAGTGAGGATAACGCATGATCCATGAGTTGAAGATTCTTCCGAAATGGTTTGAAGATGTGTGCACCCAGAAAAAGACATTTGAAATCAGAAAGAATGATAGAGATTACAATGTAGGAGACACGCTAATCCTAAAAGAATGGTGCAGAGGTAAGTACACAGGGAGAGAAGTTAAACGGACTGTAAGCTATATCTACTACGGTGACGGGTGCTACGGATTGTCTGATGAATATGTTGTTATGGCAATAAGGGGAGCAAGAGTAGTTTTAGATGAGGGTCTGTGTAAGATGGACGGCGATCCTGTCGACATTGACAAGGCGGTTGAACACTACGAGGGGACGCTACAAACGCTGAAAGGTATTGATTTGGAGATAGATAGATGAATGATTTAATCAGTAAGATAGTTACAGAAATAGTTGTAGTTGAAACGGAAGAAGAGTTTATATTAACTACAATTAAACCTTGGTGCGAAGAGACGACAAAGAGAACGATACCAAAGCGTGACTTAAAGAGAGCATTGACTTTGTATTTTAATATAGACACGGAGATCAAAGCACTTGAAAAACAGAAAGCAATATCTGAACTACAACCACCTACAGATGACTGGGAAAATTACGCAGATCGGTTGTATGACTTGGCTTACTTGAGTGGATATAATGATGGATTGATTGCGAAAGAGGTGAAGAATACTGATGGAGATAATAAAAGAAATTAACTACGATTGGATATGGATATTTGGATTGATTCTACTTATCATCGGACTTGGTATACTGATAGTAGATATTGTTATTGCTCATGAATGGTGTTTAAATATTGGCATTCTTATATTAGCAGTCGGTGTTATTTCCTTTGCAGTAGGACTCGCACAACTTAAAAACAGTCATACATTTCGGGTGAAACTTAGTGATACATATACAGTTCAAGAGTTATCAGAACAGTGTGAATATGTAGTATATGAACCGGATTATGGTACATGGCTTGTGCGATTTAGGGAGGATAGAAAGGATGAAATGTGAAACTTGTCAATATTGTCAACAATCTTCTTATGAGATAAACGGTAAACAAGTTAATATAGCTTGTTGTACATTATCACATTGTGTCGTTAAAGCAGATAAAGAGCATAATTGTACTTTACACAATAAAGACTTGTCTGGATACGATATTTGTTATAATTGTAAATATTATTCTGGAGGTAGTGATTGGGGATTATTCTGTAGTCACAAAGATATGTATCATCATCTTGGGAAGTTTAGTGATGATCCGTGTGATTATTATGAAAAAATAAAATAGAACTTTGATGGGAGAAGATCATTATGACACAAATAATCGAAATTAAGGATAATGTCTTTTGGGAATATGATGTTAATAAAGCTATTTATGATTTCGAGGCAGAGTATGGTGTAGAACCACATATGATTATTGGCAGAAATTTCATTGAGTTAATTACAACTTCATATGATTGGATCAATGAAAAACCAATAGATAAGTCTGAAGGTATCGTTGCAAAATATAAAGGTGTGTCGTGTGAGTATGATCCTGATATATCTTGTGTAATTTTAAAAGCATAAAAGTACGATTTCATAGTATTTCAAAACGCCGAAACTAACGAGAACAATACAATAAGAAAAGAGGATTAAACATGGTAAAAGAACATGACTTATTATCTGTAGATAAGGATATAAATCTTTATGTTCCAGAACTAACAAAATATCACTCTGATGATAATTTATTAGATCATAATACAGATACTTATTTGGATAGACTATATACATACGATGAAGAATGTTGTTGGCAATATTCTATTCGTTTGAACAACAAAACAGAAGATACGGAATATATTTATGATAACTTTAATATACTTCCGGAAGACATTAGTGTTGCCGATTTTGATGTTCTACCTATTACATCAAAAGAAAAGAAAAAAGAAGCCATAGAATTTATAAAGAAATATGAATGGCTTGGTACAATAACACAGTATTCAACGCATTACTTTGGAGCTTATTACAAAGGGATCTTAGGTGGGGTAACAATATTTTCTATGCCAAACGCCTTTAGTAAACTTTTAGGGGATAATACGAAAGATTTGGAGAGACTTATTAGTAGAGGCGCATGCGCTTCATGGACGCCAAAGGGATTAGCTTCTTCGTTTCTTATGGCTTGTATAAAGTGGATGGTACAAAATACTCAATACAGATTATTTACAGCGTATTCCGATCCGACAGCGAAAGAACTTGGCACAATTTATCAGGCATGTAATTTTTATTATCTTGGACAAAAGTCTGGCACTACAACCAGATATATTAATCCATATACAGGAAGAATAGTTTCCGATAGATTCTTTCGTCAAAAAACTGCATATAAAAAATATGCTGAAGAGTTAAAAATTGAATGGGATAAAAGCTGGTCTAATGCTCATGGTATGAATTGGGATAATGTGCCTGATGAGATAGAAAAGCAACTTCGTGATTTCGGGAAAAAGAAACAGAAGGAATCTAAAAAAATAGAATACCCCAGTAAGCACAAATACGCATATGTATTGGGCAATAATAAAAAAGAAACAAGGCAATTAAGAAAGATTTTTGAAGAAAGAAATACGATATTACCATATCCAAAACAAAGAGGCAGATGAACACGGACAATGTTAATAAAAGTAACCAAGGAGGTTAATTATGTTTCTGAAAACAAAGACGATTGACACAAGATGTGAGAACTGCAAATATTGGCACAAATTAAAGTATGGTTTTAAGACCGGAGACGGCTTTAAAGAATCGTCATGCTGCATAGCTTTGACAAGGCTTGACGAAGATATAGATAAGTATGATTCCTTTATAGTTGAAACCGATGCAGATGATATGTGTGAAATGTTTACAAGAAAGGAAAATGTGAAATGATTGATGTAGAGTTTTGGAAGAAAGTGATTCAGGCGGATCGGGAAAACATCAAGAAATATGGAACGAGTTCTTTTGGGTCGTATGATGGTAGCGATGACGACAATGATGAGGATTATAACGATGAAGAATGGGAAGACTGACAAAATGGTATACAGGAACAAGTCAAATCAGGCTTTGAATTGGAGGTGATAATATGCCGATGCTTGGTTATGATAATGAAGATTGGAAACAATTTATACATTATCTTGGAGAAGCAAGTAAACACATTAACAAAAAAGAGATTAAACGACTTAAGAGAGAAGAAGGAGAAAATTATGCTGATGCTCAATGGTGTGATCCATTAGAAGTGTTATTGGATTTAACAAAATCATATTTGAACTAGTCTTTAATGGGAGGTTTATATGGAAATAATATCTGAATCAAATGCAATGTCTACTATTTCGATTATCATGTTCGTATTTGGAATATTATTTGCAGTGATTGGCATTCTTGTTGTTTGTCTTGAAAGAGATTGGAAGGTTGGATGTTTTTGCTGGATCATAGCTGCGATTATTATCCCATGTTGCATTATTAAAACACCAACCAGATACCGCTTGAGAGTTAACAAGACAACTACTTTTGGTGAGGTCGAGGCAAAGTATGAAATACTAAAATATGATAAAAAGAATGATATATATATTGTGGTTAAAAAGGAGGAATCCCAATGAAAATTTATACAGATGTGAATATAGAACCAACCACTGATGAATTGGTTGATCTGTTTCTAGAAAAAGAAGCTGATGGTAGGGCGAGGTTCTTTTATGAATTGTTTGTGAATCATGGATGGGATGAGAGTTTACTTGTTGATAATATTTATGACTACATGGACGAAATTGATGTTATGATTAACAAGTTAGAAAGTATGGCAAATCTACTAAGAATCAGATATGGGAGGTAAAATTATGAGCAAAATCATACCAATTAAATCTATAAGCTGCGGAAACACGGGGAGGTTTTACATCGTATGTACAGATGGTAGATTATTTGAAATGAAATCAATTGCAGATATGACATTTGATTCAGAAATGAATTCGTGTTTTATAACAGATAACGCCGGAATCATCTATAGAATGGGGCGTAAAGTAGAAAAGTAAGGGAGGATATTATTTAGTGGCATCACGAGGTAAAGGATCAATATCATTACGCGACGTACAAAAAACATTAAAAGCAAATGGGTATGAATTAAATAGGCAAAATAGACACATGATATATAGAAACGAAAAGACAAAAGACGTATTTATATTGCCAAGAAGTTGTCATGACATGTTAATCAGGAGAATGTATAAAGAACATAATATATGTCAAAATTAAATGAGATTTTAATATGAAGTGTAGATATTTAGCGTGTGATATTTGTGGTCACAATATCGAAAACAGAAGAGAAATTGGATATAAAATTAAGAAAAAATTATTTTTTCTAGATAATACATGGAAGAATATGGATGTTTGTCAGGATTGTATGCATAAAATAATAGAAAAGATTAAGGAGGCGTAAAATGGAAATAGTGGAAACACTGAATGATGCTGGGTGGGGAATCGGAATGATCGTGGCTGCATGTGTTGTTTTTATAATACTCGGTCTGATGTTAGCAGTAATGATCGACGATGGAGATATTGGTACTGCAATTACATGTGGGATATATGTGTTTCTTTTAGGATTGATTTTGTTAATTGCTGGCATTCATACTTGTTTAATTGGGGATTATTACAAATTAAAAGTAAACAAAAACGTGACTATTGAACAGATAAAACAAGAATATAAAATTCTAAAATATAAAACTGAGGATGATATATGGATTGTAAAAAAAGAAAGGAGAACAAGATGACGTTAAATGAAGTATGCGAAATTCTTAAAGGTTATCTAAATAGTAGCATTGCAGTTTGAGCGAATTCATAAATTAAAGCCGCCACAATAGGCGGCTTTTTATTAAGAAGGAGAAAATTATATGAGAAAACTTGACAACATTAACCAAAATCAGTTAATATTTATTAAAAGGAGGTGCAGGATATGTTACAGGATAAGAGCGCTTTAGCGAAGAGGTTAATGCCATATTTCACAAGCATAGGAAGAGAACGTAAGCAAGCACAAGAGTTATGCGATAAATTAAAAAAGGAATATAATCTGCCACCAGTTATTTGCTCAGATATATTATCCACAAGAAGGTCGTTAGAAGATTGTAATGAACTGATTTGTTACTGGATTGTTCAGGGGATTAAGAAAGAATTAACCATTGAGTTTTTTACAAATAAGGAAATTAAAGATTTTGCCGGACTTCAATATGAGGACGAAAAACCAATTCTGCCATTAAAGGTACCAATGCTGGAAGTTAATGATGATCAATGGATTGGTGTTATAGATATTAAAACTTTAATGAGAATGCGGAAAGAGGGATTAATTCATTACAATGCAGAAACACAAAGAGCATTAAAGTTAATGATAAGAGGAGAAGAACATATTTATAAGCCATATACAAATCGCAGAGCGGTTAATGAGATATTTGAATTAATTGATGACAACTCTTTTATTCCTAACACGCTCACATTAAACATGCCTCCGGCAGATGAAAATATGGAATACGATTTTGCTGGTGGTATAATGACAATTAAGAGCATATCTCATTTTGACATAGTGGATGGTTATCATAGATTAAAAGCTTTTGAAAGAAAATATGACAAAGATCCTAAATATAATTGTAAGGTTGAACTGCGGTTAACAACATTCTCTGTAACAAAGGCAAAACAATTTATATTCCAAGAGGATCATAATAATAAAATGCCAAGGGTTGATGTGATATCCTATGATCAAAGGAATGATGTAAACAAAATTATTCAAAGAATAAATAATGATATAGATTTTGATATGCGTGGTGAGATTTGTGTTAACGGAGGATTGATTCATGCAGGAATGGCTGCCAAAGCATTATCATCTGCGTTGCCAAAAGCAAAACTTTCCGCTGCTCAGATAACAAAATATGTTTCAGATTATGTGTATAAATTAAATGTTATAGTAAGAAAGAGACCAGATTTTACCACAAAGAAATGGGATGGAATTCAAATTAAAACAGTATTTGGTAATTTAAATGAACCAGCAGAAGCCATACTAAGAGAACTAGAAACAATAAAGCCATAACCTCAATGTATTATCTATTATAAAGGAGGGGATAATAATGAAGGAAATGGATAAATTTTATAATGAACAGCAGAAAAATAGATTTTTAGATACGATAGATAAAAGCAAGTTCCCACCGTATTATTGGGATAGGTTGTTCGCTTCATATAAAAAATCCGAAGAAGAGTGTGGCAAAGACTTATGTAATTTTACAAGACAGGAAATATTTAATGCCCATAAAGAACAAAATTATCGTTCGTTTGAAACATTAATTATAGGACATATCAATCTAAAGAATTATACTGATTGGGCTATTCAGCAGTCTTTAGTGGATGATGGCGAAAATCATTACGATGAATTTATAACGGAAGAGTTGTTTGATTGCGTCAACACTTTGCAATTAAAACAGTCAATAATTACAAGAGACTTGTTAGAGCGCGGTATTAGCAAGTTAGATAATCCACAGGATTCATTTCTATTAATAGGTATATTTGAGGGTGTTAAAGGAAAGGAATTCATTGATTTAACTACTATTAAAATGTCAGATATTGATCTAGACAATAAAACTGTGCGGCTGCCAAGTATCAACACTGTGATACCAGTATCTAATACATTCATTAACTGGGCAATTAAAGCAAACAGTCAAGACAAATATTATAGAAGAGACGGAAGAGAATATCCTTTGTATGGAGATAATATAATAAAGCTGTCTGGAAGGTATGCAGAACAAAACTATATGACTGGTAATAAGCAGAGCGCAAGTACATACCGTGCGATCTTACGATCTTTGGATGAAATGGGATACGGCAAAACAATATCATGTAATAGTTTATATACTAGTGGGATCATTGACTTAATCAATACAATAGCCAAAGAACATGGAGTTAATGCAGAGAAGGTTTTGTACGATCAAGAATTATATAATTTAGTTTTACTAAAATATAATTTACCTGCAAGTTCACGACGGCGATTCCTAATTAAATTTGGAGATTTCCTTATTAAATAACTTACAGTACCCACCGAAATGGTGGGTACATAAAAAGTTTGATAAAGTTGAAAACTAACTATTGACATTGTACCACGGTAGTGGTATTATAAGATCATCAGGTACGGAACATTAGTGAGATGTAGCTCAATCGGTAAGAGCCACGGTCTTATAAACCGTAAGCCCTGACAAGGTAAATGTGGGTTCGATTCCCACCATCTCGACACATTTGCTACCGTGTCGGAATTGGAATACGAATCAGACTTAAAATCTGAGGCCCAGAAGGGATTGAGGGTTCAAGTCCCTCCGGTAGCACGAACAGAATCACGAAAGGAGGTATGGTATGAGTTGATTTCACAAGAACATAAATCGACGATGTGTCAATGTAATAATAAAAAAGATCCACATGTGTTTCTGTATTCAGATGCCGTTGGTAGTTTCCCAGATAAACGATGCCCAGAATGTGGCTTTGGCTTTTTCTTTATTGACCCTCCATCTTGGATGGATAAATATCTATATGTAAATAATGATGTAAAATATTATGAGTATTAAGTAGAAAACTAAATATCTCTATCCGCGAGAAGCGTACCCGGCTATCCTTATGTCCGAAGACCTCCCTTAAAATAGCCATGTTAACTATCACCCCTCTTTATTATATAAATGATACTCCGGGTGCGCCTCTGACGGATAGAGAGAAAGGATCAAAATGCATATTGTAGATCAATCAATTGAACTAATTAAACACAACGATGATACGTACAAAATTATAGAGCGAATAGCAAGAACATGTTATAAGTCAGAAGACAAAATTAAAGATGGTTCTGCGGAGAAGATGGTTGGTGGTTTATATAAATCAAACCATTACAGTATGTTTGAGCATGAATACCTATATTTTGAAGTGTTGGAAAAGCACTGGCGGAAAGTAGTGGAGAGTGATTACGAACATCTCAAGTATATTAATCAAGCTTATACGAGCGATGGGAATGTGATATTAAGTGCTTCTATCAGAGCGTGGATTGAGTTATTCAACAACATACATACACGTCTTTCTATTTTAGTTGACAGTAAAATGATGGCAATTGCGAGTGATAAGTACCCATTGTTGTTCGACAAGCCGCTATATGATGTTGGTTATGGACTGGACGATGCGTGGATGGTAGGTCGTACATATGTAACACAGAATTATGACATTAATGACGAAGACAAGACGGTGTTAGTACCGCACACCATCAAGTTTATTACAAGTAGGGCAGTAGCTAACGAGTTGGTACGTCACAGACCCTGCGCTTTTGCACAGGAGTCACAACGCTATGTGGATTATAACGGTGGTAATAGTGATCATCAGATTTCGGTGATTAAACCACTGATCGACACAGAAGATACACTTAATTACGAACAATGGCATTACGCCATGATTATGGCAGAGTGCCAGTACATGCAGCTTCGTAAATGTGGTATCGCACCGGAAATTGCTCGTGGTGTACTACCAAACGATTGTAAAACAGAGATCGTGGTTACTGCTACCGAGCAGGAATGGCAACATATCATAAACCTGCGTTATCACGGTACAACTGGTAGACCGCATCCGCAGATGAAGGAACTAATGACCTTAGCATATCCAATATTAAAGGAGGAATCAAATGGCAGAATCACGTAGACATCTTGTTGTGTATCACACAAGAGAAATTGATCGAAATATTGCGAGACGTAATATACGAGATCGTGGATTTACTCAGATTAACAAAGATAAATCCAAAGATAATAAAACTGGTAGCTTTTTTGCCAACAATTGGCGAAAGTATGTATATTAAAAGGAGGAAATTAAAGAATGGCATTTCAGAAACCAGTAATCAACAGAATTACGGCTGATATTAGTAATATCAGTATCTATCTCCGTTCAGTAAAGAAGTTTGGAAAGACTACACTGTTCAGAGATGTGGTGATGGAAAAGTATGGTGATCCAAGTAGAGGTCTTCTCGTTGGATGTGGTAGTGAAATTGGTTACGCAATGTTGGATAACCTCAACTACACACAGGTCGAGACTTATGCCGACCTTGTGGAACTCGGTAATTGGCTCATTACGCAGAAGGGCATTGAGCACAACATTGAAATGATTGCGTTTGACACAGTTGATGAACTTGTACTTATGGCGGATAAAGAAACCATCGCAAGATACAAGAAGGAGTCTGGCAAAGATTGTAAGTCAATAAAAGGAGCCTTTGGTGGGTTTGGTGCAGGAGCACAGTATTCTGCAAATAACATTATTAAACCTTTTATGTCTGCTCTTAAGAAGGCTGGTTTTGGTATTTGGGCTATTGCTCATACGAGTATGAAGACCATCAAAAACAAGGGCGATATTGAAGAAGATGGATATCAGATGCTCACTTCCAACCTTGAGAAGAATGCAGAAAGTGCATTTGGCGATATCTTTGACGTAACACTTACTGGTGTTATTGACCGTAATATGAATTCAAAGTATAAGGAAGGATTTAACGGTAAGAAGATTAAAGAGAACTTTGTAACTGATGAAGTTCGTAAGCTGTATTTTAGAGGAACATCTGTAATTGATGCTGGTGGTAGATTTGCGTCTGGTTCAGTGCCTGAGTATCTTGTGTTTGACAAGGGGAATATGGCTGCGGAATTTATCAAGACTGTAGAAGATGGTATTGAAAAGTCAAGAACAGATTTTTCTACCGCTCCAGCTGAAAAGAAGGTTGAGCAGAAGGTTGAAATCAATGTTGATGATGCCGAAGATAAGCCGACAGAGAACACGATGTTTGACGATTCAGTTGGTGAACCAGTTGATGATCTGGCTTCATTGAAGCAGAAGATTATTGACAAATGCAAGGAACTCGGCGGGACTAAATCAGAGAAGGTTATGAATGCTGTTAAGAATTTTGGTAACCCGAATGCACTTAAAGCAGTTGAAGATGCACAGAAGTATTTAGAGGCACTTAATTAATAATTAATATATAAAGGAGATAATTAAACTATGAATAATGTATGCATTGTTGGTAATCTGTGTCGTGATAATGAGCTGAGATATACACAGGGAGAGAACGCAACCGCGATTCTTCGTAATACTGTTGCTGTTCAGCGTAAGTTTAAAAACAAAACTACTAATGAGTATGAGTCTGACTTTATCAGTATTCAGGCATTTGGTGCGCAGGCTGAATTTATTAATAAGTACTTTACAAAGGGTCAGAAGATCGGTATTACTGGTGAGATTCGCACTGGGTCTTACACAAATAAGGAAGGTGTAAAGGTCTATACCACAGATGTTGTTGTAAATAATGTTGAGTTTGTTTCCAAGAAGGGTGAAACGGAAGCAGTAAAAAATGATGGTGATGATTCGTATATGGCAATTCCTGACACCGACGAAAACTCACTTCCTTTTAAGTAAAAATACTAACTAGATGAAGCATGTTTTCATCTAGTACGGGAATGTACCCAAGTGGTTGAAGGGATCGGTCTTGAAAACCGACAGATCGTTAATAGCGGTGCGAGGGTTCGAATCCCTCCGTTCCCGTACCCCCCCATTTAAATACCTTGTGGTGTATAGGTTAACCACGAATTTAGTGCTTGTAGCTCAGTTGGTAGAGCATTTGACTTTTAATCAAAGGGTCGGAAGTTCGAGTCTTCTCAAGCACATTTCGCCGCATCGTCTAATCGGTTTAGGACACAGCCCTTTCACGGCTGAAATACGAGTTCGAGTCTCGTTGCGGTGATATGTACGGTTTGATGATAAACCATTAAACCATCTATATAGCCCCTTCGCCAAGCGGATTAAGGCACGAGGTTTTGATCCTCGCATTCACTGGTTCGAATCCAGTAAGGGCTGCTATGAATACGGGAGTGGGCCAATCGGTAGGCCTCCTCATTTGGGATGAGGACATCGTGAGGGTTCAAGTCCCTTCTCCCGTAATATATAATCGAGGTAAGAAATTTATAAAAAATAGAAAGGAATTTAAGTAATGCTTAAGTGCGGTTGGACTCATTGTAGCTGTGGATGGACTATCTTCGATAACCAAAAGAAAGTTAAGGTCGGGAAAAGATGGTATCACGAAGAATGCGCAAAAGAACGTGACACAATTCAATCAATTATCACAAAGTTTATTGAGAATGTTAATGACACAGTTGATGTAGTTGTTTTACGCAAGGTGATCAATGAAATTATTTATAATGATGACAATCCAAGACCTGCTGAGTATGTGATGTATGCTTTAGATTATGCAATTGCGCATCCGGAAATGAAGCTTACATTTGCACAGGGCATGTACCGTATTTGCGACAATAGAGATGTATTAAAATCATGGTGTCAAAAGGTTGCAGATGAACGTGTTGGGTCACATACGATTCAACTACAAACAGTTGAACAACCGCAAACAGAACACAATGTAACTGCTAAAAAGAGGCTGGTGTCTGACCTCTTTGACTAGTCAGGAGGTACGAATGAACGAACTTGATAACATGGTATCAGAAACTGCGGAAGCGACGGTTGTTGCGACCGCTTTATGTCATCCTGAATTTACTCTTCATTCTGAGATGTTAAAACCTAAATATTTTTACTTTACAGAGAATGGTTGTTGGATGTGGGCGATTAACGAATTGTACCAAAATGGAATTGTAAATATAGATGCAGTTAATCTAACAAATGTTATTCAATCTAACAAGGCTGTTGCAAATACAATAGCAAAGAAGGGTATTGTAAATATACAACAGTTTATTGAGTTATCTACATTTGCTGCAAGAGATACAGTAGAAGAATATATGCTTGCGGTTAAAGAAGTATTAACTATGGCATATAAAAGAGATTTATATAAGGTTCTTAACGGTCTTGCAAAGGATTGTACGGATGTAACCGTTGATTTGAAATCATTAGAGAAGAAGCTGCATGAGAATATTAATACTGTTACTGAGAAATATTTAATTGATGATGATATGCATAGCTCTGGTGATGATATAGATGATTTATGGGAGCAGATTCAGGAGGATCGTAACACTGATGGTAGTTTTGGTATTCCGACAATCTTCCCAACGCTAACGAAACACGGTTTAGTACATGAAAAAGGTGAAATGATTTTGTTATGTGCAAAGCGTAAGGTTGGTAAGTCGTTGTTACTGTTAAATGAGTTTACTAATAAATTAAACATTGGTATGTCATGTATTTATCATGATACAGAAATGTCAGATAAACTATTCACAATACGAATGATCTCCAATCTGACAGGAATACCACAGGGTATGATTAAAAGTGGTGATTATACAAAGACAGATGCAGATAAGATAAGAGATGTATTGTCATGGTTGAAGACACGAAAATATAAACATATATATGCTCCAAGATTTAATGAAACCGAAATATATAACCAGTATAGAATATTTATGTATAGGTACGGTGAGAATATGTTTGGTTTCTACGACTATTTCAAAGCTACTGGCACTGACTCTTCAATGAACTATAATCAGCTTGGAACACAAGCTAATTATATGAAAAACGAGATAGCTGGCGGGTTGCAAATTCCGATTATGGCTGCCGCTCAGTTAAATCGTGATGGAGCAATTGCAGATAGTTTTAGACTTGAAATGATTGCTTCTGCCGGATTGAGTTATAGAGAAAAAACATCAGAAGAGATTATGAATGACGGTGGGTTGGATGCAGGTAATTATGTACTACATTTAGATTTTGCACGTTCTGCTGAACCAATGGGAGAAAAGGAATTTATTAATATTGCAGTTGATGGTTCTCGTATGAGAATTCAAGAAGCAAAAAAGCAACCAGTTAAAATAGACCCATTCAACAAGGAGGATAGTGATGATAACGGTTAATGATGTAGTGAGAGACGGTGTTACAAATGAAAGAGGGATTGTTGTTGGGATCAGAAACGGTATGTATATGGTCAAATTGGATAATGGTGATTCTAATATGTATTTCGAGTATGAGTTGTATCAAGATGCAGACCCCGGAGAGAAGGTGGTTTAGATGTGGGTATCATGCAAAAAACCACCATTACCATTTTTAAGGGTGGAAATAAAAGATATTAATGAGAGGATGTATCTCGGGTTTTATGCAGGATTTGGATGTTGGTTAGAAACAGATGGGCATGAGGTCATTAAAAATCCAAACGTATGGAGACATATAAAATCAGATTCAATACTTGAAAAAGAATTTAAGTATAAGATATCTCAAAGAGCATTAGTAAAAGAGTGTGGTGATTAAATGAAAAGAGGAGTTAAAATTATTTATAACCGTGCAAGATGTAAATTGTGTGGAGATATAATTGAAAGTAAAAGCACACATGATTTTGTAGGATGTTCATGCTTTATAGAATCACATGGCGAACGGGGAATTGCAGTAGATGGCGGTCATGCATATATCAAGAGATGTGGTTCACCAGATGCATGTGAAGAAATGTCGGAAACAAGGGCATTTACGGATGAAGAAGTTGATGAATATAATAAAAGAATGTTACGCAAATATGAAGAATTTGGTTGGGCAATAGATCTAATGGAATAGGAGAGATATATGGACAATTGGGAACTTAAACCAGAGGAAATCAAAAAGAAACTGGATGACATGGAATGGAGTTTTAGCCGTATTAAAACCGCGGATTCTTGTGATTTTGGCTGGTACTTACAATATTTGTCAGGGCTTAAAAAAGAAGAGTTGGCTCCAAACGCATATGCGGAATTCGGTACGGTTGTGCATAACACATGCGAAAAAATACTTAAGCACGAAATAGATATTTTTGATGCCGTTGATTATTATATCTCAAAATTTAATGAGATAGTTGTAACTCCGTTTCCTTCTAATGCTCATGCTGATCTACGCGAGAAAGCATATCAGAGTGGATTGGATTATTTTTCAAATCTGTTATTTGACTTCGATAGATATGAAGTACTTGGCGTAGAAAAGGAATGTCATTTTAAAGTTGGAAATTATCCGTTTGTTGGATATATTGATGCTTTATATAGAGATAAAGAAACAGGAGAAATAATTATCAGAGATCATAAAACAACATCATTTAAATACCTTAAGAATGGATCGCTATCAAAGACAAGCCTTCCTGCATTTGAGGGATATAAAAAACAGGAGTATTTATACGCTATTCCTGTAATTGAAGAGTATGGCAAGGTCGATTATTTGTCTTGGAATATGATAAGGGATCGAAAAGAAATCAAGATACCATTTGTCCAAGAGGAATTTGAAGAAACAAAGGAGTGGGCAATTGCAAACATTCAAAGAATTTACGATGAATTGTTGTGGCTGCCTGACGAAAGTAACTCGTATTTCTGCAATGTTTTATGTAGCGTAAGGAGTTATTGCCCATACAGAAAAACAGAATAAGGAGGTGTTACTATGAGTATGTTAACTGGTAAATGTGATTTTTATGATTCTTTTATGATGATCCACGGTGAATGTAACACGGAAAAGGCATTAGAGAATATAAAGAAGCTAGAATTATATGTACCGGGAAGCGACGGAAGAGACCATCTCGTTAAAACAGAAACATTATTGGATGTTGCAAAATACTTCCCATATATTATTTCTCATGGTTGTTTTTCGAGTGATGCATTTGTTATTTATCTTTCATCAACATCATACATTGACGTTATGGAAAATGAAAGAATTAAATTATATGTTGATGATATAATGCGTTACTGGAAAAAATGCAAGAGGCAGAAAAAAGCTTTTGTCGTTGAAGAATGTATAGGAAATCAAACAACTTACAATTATGATATCAAGTTATTAATTGCAAATAAAGTACAAAAAGATGGCGATAAAGCGATATTTGACGATATTCATTTACCGACATATGAACATGCTAGAAAAGAGTGGTTCAAAACGCTAGTTGAATTTGGGTCAAGTGAATACAAAGCTTGGTGTTGGTGTTTTAATGAGTTTACATTGAATCAGGATTATATTAAAAAACGACTTGGCAGAGCAATTAAAATCTGAAAGGTGTCATAGATGAAATATGGTCAAGATGATCTTAAAGAAATGGCGGAGAAAATTAATATTGTAGATTATATTGGTCAGACAGAAGAATTGCGTAGGAGAGGACAAAATTATTTTATTAATTGTCCATTTCATAAGGGCGATGATACTCCGTCATTATGTATTTATACAGATAGTCAGCGATGGCATTGTTTTGGGTGTAATGCAGGAGGAGATATATACCAATGGATTGTAGATAAAGAAAACGTTTCATTCTCTGTTGCAGTACAAAAAGTAATGTCGTTAGTTGGAGTAACTGTTAGACCACATATTGAAAATAAGGCAATGTCATTTTTTAAAACTATAAAAAAGGCAGTTAACCCTGAATCAAAACAAGAGATTACAAGAACTGTTTTGGACTGGAATAGAGATTATTATGACAAGTATGACCATGAGTTGCCAGAAGAATGGTTAAATGAAGATATGAAGCCAGAGGCTCTTAAAGAATATTGTATAATGGTTGATAACTCGGCAAATAGAATTGTGTATCCAGTTCTGGATCGGAATGGTGCTCTTATAGGAGTTAAGGGTAGAACAAGAATTAACAATTATAAACTTCTTGGACTGCAAAAATACATGAATTATTACAAGGTTGGAACGCTTGATTATTTTCAGGGATGGCAACAGGCATTACCATCAATTCAGAGTGGTAAACCAATTATCATATTTGAAGGAATAAAAAGTTGTATAAAAGCATGGGGATGGGGAATTAAAAATACAATAGCCTCGGAAACTGCAAAGTTATCTGATGGACAAATTGAGTTGTTGATACGTAATAGGATTCCTGAAGTTATTATAGGATGGGATACCGATAAGGATTTGCAATGCATTATAGAAGATCAAAAAATAATGATGTTAAAAAGATTTACACGAGTATCTGTTATTATAGATACAGATAAATTGTTAGATTCTAAAATGGCGCCAGTAGATAAAGGCGAAGAGGTTTTCCGTGAGTTGTTAGATAGGAGGATAAAAATATGAGTGAGTTACCAAGTATGGAAGAGTTTAAAACTAAAAACACAACGAACACGATCCAGTTTGATGAACATGTAGTAAATTCGTTGCCGTTGTTCGAGTGTCCGAAGTGCGGTGGGAATGTGTACAGGGACATGTCTATTGTGTATATGACAAATCCGCCGAAGTACAAGTATTTCTGTAAGGATTGTGGTTCAGTTCACATTTTTTAGGAGGTTACAATGACAGATAAAGAGTTACTTGATGCTGGATATAAACGATACGATCCACCAATAATACATGCAGATTGTGTAACAGATTTATATCAGAAATGTATCAAGGATGATACTGGCAAGCGTTATTTTATCTCAATTGAGAGATGGGATTTCTCCAGGATATCTCACAGGGCAAGTGATACACAACCAAGTTTTGAAACAACGGTACAGTTTACTCATAAGAATGGAGAGACGGTTGATATCACTTGTTATAACGGTTGGGAGATAGATCAGATAGAGAAATTTTACGATGATCTTTGGAAACTTGGATGGTTTAAGTATTACGAAAAGTATTGGACTTATGAGGAGGATGATAACAATGATTAGTGCAAAGGAAGCAAGGGAATTGTCGGAAGAGGCAATCAACGAAGATTATGAAAAGCAGATGGATCTTATTGATAAGAAGATCAGAGATGCAAGTAGTCGTAAACTCAAGTATGTAACAGTATATGGATATTACAGCAACAGTGTAATCATGGCATTGAAAACACAGGGATATGATGTGAAACAAGATGATAGCAATGCATATCATGGCCCACAACTCAGAATAGATTGGAGTCAGGCATGAAAGTGATCGACCGTAGTTGGCGGTGAGTGCTTGCACCAATGTGGATACAGTTATCAATTATAGCACTGATAGTGGTGATTATTGTAATTATGAGATGTATTGATAGGAGGAAATGGTGATAATGAATAACAATGGTGACAAAGATATTAAGTGGATGATAGATAAGGAACACCGTGTAATTGTTTGCACACTGACAAATTGTGAAAAAATTGCATGTGAACGTATTTGGAAATATTGCAAGAGATATCCATTGGAATTTGATAAATACTATCTACGCAAAGAATATGTTGGTGTGGCTCGGTGTGCCCCGGGTGACGAATGGGATGAAGAATACGGCAAAGCATTAGCACTCAAACGTGCAAAACGTAAACGTGGTGTCGCAGCAAATCTTGCGGTTATTCGTTATTATAACAAGGCGAAGCATGATCTGAATCGTCTGTTAGAGTACGGTGTGCACGGGGAGGTAGAGTAATGGGTATGTTCTTTTTAGGATTATTTCTTGGTGCGTGTATTGGCGTTGTAATTATGGGACTTATGGCTGCGGCAGGTAGGAGTGATGATCATGAACCGTAAACCGGAAGTAATTGAAGCTGAGTTAGATCGGCTGTATCAGTTTGAAATCGACAAATATGTGGAAGAATGTAATACATGGAAGCGTTATGGTTATAGGATTTACCGTAATCCTGATGGCAAACATAAGGTAGTAGAACCTGCAAGGCCAAATGATATGTATGGTGATAACGACATCTTTAATGCTTTCGGTGGTATATTCGGAGACATATTTAAAAAATAATAAAAAGAAAAGGAGAATAACAAAATGGCAAATTGGTTAGCAAAAGCAGTCTACAGTGATGGTAGTGAGGAAGAGAAGGAGTTTCCGATTGTTGGGTATACTCTTGGTGTATCTATGGACAAAGAAAAAGGTAAGATTGAACAGTTCATGAAGACTCTTAAAGAAGAAAATAATATTGAATGTACATCATGTGCAGTAAGCATAGTTGAATAATTTTAAGAGGTGAAGTTATGCATAGACGAATGTTGTATATCACTATAAGCCTCATCTTAATGACTCTGATTCTGCTACTCAATATTGGATCTGTAATCTGGTTTTGGGTAGCAGAACCTGAGATCACAGAACAGCTATACTGGGGTATGTTAGTAAGCCGATTAGCGTTGGCTATATGTCTGTTTACAACAGTATTATTGCAATACATCGATATGCGGCTTGATGCTCACGATGATGAACTTAAGGATTTGCAAGAGCTTAAACGTTTGAAAGAAGGTGAAAAGGCTGATGATAATACCGATTGAGGAACAGGAAACGGTTATCAACTATAACCGTAACGATAAATATGCGGAGATATATACCACTGACACTACGGTAATGACCAAGCTAGATAAGCGTGTGAAGAGTGGCAAGGATTGGAAGTTGGTTAAGTCAGAGACTAGCGAAGGCCGTGTGGTATCTAAAACATACCAGTGCCCGAAGCGTCTTGTCAGCTTCCGTGGAACTACAGTAACTCGTGAAATGACACCAGAGCAAAAGGCATTATCGGCTGAAAGACTTCGTATAGCGAGAGAAGAAAAAGCAGAGCGACTTCGCATAGAAAAAGAAAAACAAGAGGTATAGAGACATGTATTTTGAAGGAGAACCATATGAATTCCATCAGGTAGGTAAGTTTTACACACACTTCTTATCTGATTTGGATGGTGTAACAGCTGCATTAATTGCGGGCGGATACAGGGTATGCAAAACGTTAGACGGAGATATGATTATTATGGCTCCAAATGACTATGATGATGAAGATTTTAACATCGTTTTTCATGATATGTTGGGCATTGATGATGACGACGACGGTGATGATGGCGACGATCCTGATGACCCAGATGATAACATAAAGCATTTCCCACGTAACTATTAGGGGGCGTATATGATACATAAGGATAGTGTTACAACAGTTGAAATGCTACGACGTATGCTAGATAAGTTCGCACCTAATGACATAGTGGTTGTGGATATGAATACCAGTGTTGATATGAATGACTGTCCAGTTACTGGGGTGTTCAAACTTAGAGATCGTGTCGGAGAGTGTGTGTTGGAAGCATGGGATGAAGACATCACATACGATCCTGAGTACGAAGATGATACGTGGATGGAGTAACGCGTATGGGAATAAAAGTAATTTTTCTTGATTGTGATGGTGTATTGAATACTGAATATAGTACATCGTCTTTTGGCAGATATATTGGTTGTGATGATGATAAGTTGGAGAGGCTAAAAAGAATAGTGGACGAGACAGGCGCAAAGATTGTGGTTTCGTCCACTTGGCGTCTTGATATATCTCGCGGAAATGGGAGCTTCTGGGCGTGTGGTATTTATCAATACTTGTTGGATAAACTTGCCAAGTATGGTCTTGATGTATTCGACATTACGCCGGACTTATCAAGAGCATGTAGATCCCGTGGTATTGAAATCCATACGTGGTTAGAAGAACACAAAGACCTAAATATAGAAAGTTGGGTAGTGCTGGATGATGAATGGTTTTGGGATTTTGTTTATCCTGAATATGAGATCCGCCAGCATTTAGTAGAAACTAACTTCTATATCAGAGACGGCGGGTTACAAAATACACATGTTGCAAAAGCAATACGTATTCTGAACGGTGAAACCGTAGATAAATGATGGGAGGGTACAGGATGGGAACAAATTATTATTTAATAACAAAAAGCAAGCGTCTGGTACATACGCACTTCGCCACCAAAGTGGATTATGGTGGGGCACATCCTGAGTATTTGGATCAGGAATATAAGTTGTGTGATGTGCCGGACTTTTATTATGAAATCCATCTTAACAAATGCAGCATGGGTTGGAGACCGCTATTTCAACGCCATAAAGCCTTTCAGTCGTTTACTGAATTGGAGAATTTTGTGAAAAAGTATCAGCGGTATCTAACAATTCAGAATGAATACGGTGAGACGTTTACGTTGGATGAATACAAAAAGATTATTGTGGATCATGGTTCTCGTAAACCCGAGCCTATGAAGTGGGTTTATAAGGAAGATAAGATATGTGGTGTACCGGGTAAGTTGTATTTACAGACTGAAAGATGTAAAGAAAGTGAAGCGGATTTGTATATGCCATTTATTCACTCGGAATATGGTCATACAAAAATGGAAGCATATCAGAGGCTTCGGTCATTTGGTCAGGCAGGTTATATATATGTTGGAGATTGCTTAGAGTTGTCCAAATACTCTGAGGATCCTGACTACCCGATAGATTGGTGTGATGGGGAGTTTAGTTGATGGGAAAGAAAATGACTATAAAAATAAGCCGATGGATACCGGACGAAGCAAAGAATAAACAGTTATGGTTGATACGTATACCATACTGGAAGTGCGAGAACTGTGGCAAAGGCAGTCATCGCTGGGATACAGATTCACCGGAACCACAATTGGTACAATGCCCGGACTGTAAAGCAATTATGATAAATAAAGAAACCGTTTCTAGAGGAGATTGATATATGTATGAGTGTTTTCATTGTTTAAGTCGGTCTGTTATATGGGACTGTGATTATAGTTTTGAAGATTTTTGCATGGATGGCGAAGGTATAATACAGTGTTGCCATTGTACGAATTGCGGTGCGCAGATTGAATATTACATCAGTTTCAATAAAGAAGAGGAATGATAAAATGATTAGTGTCAATAAGTTATTACCAAATAGCGATATACCAAATAAGCAATATCTTGTACTTGTGAAAGTTGGAACAGACGAATATCCAGTGTATTCATATGAGGTTATGTTTTACCGTTCGAAGGAGCAGGATGGGTTTTATCTTGGTAACAATCCAGATCCTGATCCGCCTCCATATGGTTGGTGGATGCTTGATGATAACTTTGAATATTATTCATTTGATGTGGTAGCGTGGATGGAGTGCCCTGACGTGGAGGAGGTGCTGAATGCAGAATTATCATAAACACAGTTATTATTCAAATTTATATAGTGCAGATGCAATTCCATCATATGAGGATTATGCAAAAAGAGCAGTAGAGTTGGGACATAAGGTATTGAGTTCTGCGGAGCATGGTTGGCAGGGATATTACCATCAAGTATATGAGTTATCAAAAAAATATAATTTAAAGTGTGTCGTTGGAACTGAGGCATACTGGGTAAAAGATCGATTTGAAAATGATAAGTCAAATAAGCATATTATCTTACTTGCCAAGTCTAATATGGGTAGAGAAGCAATTAACGATATTTTATCAGAGGCTAATATTAGTGGATATTATTATCGCCCTCGAATTGATTTACAGTTACTTCTTAGCCTACCTCCAGATGATGTTTTTGTTACATCTGCATGTATTGCATTTAGCGGATATGATAATACTGACAATATCATTTTGGCGTTGCACGAACACTTTGGAAATAATTTTATGCTTGAAATACAAGCACATGCAACTGAACAGCAAGTAAAATGGAACTCTCATTTGCAAGAATTGTCGGCTCAACACAATATTGAAATGATTGCCGGAGTCGATTCTCATTTTATCTATCCACAGGATAGTATTCTGCGTGATGATTTATTAGCATCAAAAGGTGTTCATTACGAAGACGAAGAAGGATGGTTTATGGATTATCCTGATGACTCGACATTTCGTAATCGTTTAATGCAGCAGGGTATTTGGAAAGAAGAACAAGTGACACGTTTGATGAATAATACAGATGTTACATTAGATTTTTGTGATTACGATACAGTAAGAGTCTTTACTAAGGACATTAAACTTCCTTCACTGTATCCAGACAAAACACAGGAAGAAAAGAATCAAATATACAAAGATTTAATCAATGAGAAACTGACAGAGTATTTAAAGGGAGTCCCACAAGAACGGCATCAAGAATATATAGATGGTGTAAATGCGGAAGTACAAACATACATAGACACTGGAATGGTTGATTATCCATTGCTTGACTATGCAATTGTTAATGATGCGATAGACCACGGATGTCTTGTTACTTCCACTGGACGTGGCTCTGCTGTAGGTTACTTTACAAACACGTTATGTGGATTCTCTAAGGTTGATAGATTTACTTCAGCAATTAAATTGTACCCAGAACGATTTATTTCAACCACGAGAATCCTTGAAACAAAGTCTTTGCCTGATATCGACTTAAATACTGGAACCCCAGATATTTTAGAGGAATCTCAAAAACGTTTGTTGGGTGAAGACCATGCAGCTCCAATGATTGCATTCGGCACGTTAAAGAAGAAGGCTGCATTTAAGCTTTATGCTAAATCACAACACATGGACTTTACGCTTGCCAATCAAATCTCAGCACAGATTTCAGCATATGATGATGCTGTCAAACATGCCGACGAAGATGATAAGGATGATATTGATGTGTATGATTTTGTAGATAAACAATATCAATCTTATCTAGATCAGAGCCAGCAGTACTGGGGAGTAATATCAGATAAAAAGAAGGCTCCAAGCGCTTACTTATTATATGATGGTGACATTAGAAGAGAGATCGGACTAATAAAGTGCAAGAGTGAATCTACAAAAAAAGAGTATATCACATGTTGTATTGATGGTGCTGTAGCAGAAAATTATAAATTTTTGAAGAATGATATTCTTAAAGTGGATGTCGTTCTTTTAATTGCAAAAGTTTTTGAAAGAATTGGAATACAGCCTTTTGATGTTAATACATTAATTAAAACAGTTACTAACGATGAAAAAGTGTGGGATTTGTATGCAAAGGGCTATACTATTGGGCTTAACCAAGTGGAAAAGATGGGAAGTACGAAAAAGTGTATGAATTATAAGCCTCATAACGTATCGGAGTTAAGTGCATTTGTAGCTGCAATTAGACCTGGCTTTAAGTCAATGTATTCTCGATATGAAAACAGAGAAGATTTTTCATGGGGAATTCCTGCGCTTGACAACTTGTTACGTACTAACGAACTTCCTGTTTCATTTTTGTTTTTCCAAGAGCAAGTAATGTCAGTACTTAACTATGCTGGATTTCCAATGGATGAATGTTATGGTATTATCAAAGCTATTGCAAAGAAACATCCTGAAAAAGTGAAACCATTAAAACAAAAGTTTATTGATGGATTCTATAATAAATTATTGGAAGAAGGTTTGTCAGAAGAAGACGCGAGATCAAACGCAGAAAAAGTTTGGATAATCGTTAACGATAACTGTGGTTATTCATTTAATAGTAGTCACGCTTTCTGTATGGCGCTCGATTCATTATATCAAGCATGGCAGAAAGCAAATTATCCTTACGAATTTTATGAGGTATTGATGCAACATTATTCAGATAAGGGTAAAAAAGATAAGGTGGCTGCTCTGAAACAAGAAATGAGAATCGCTTTTGGAATTAATAGTGGTCAATATAAGTTTGGTAAAGATAATCGTGGATTTGTTGCAGATAAAGCTTCTAAATCGATTAACCCAGCATTAAAAGCAGTTAAGGGATTTAATGATGTGATTGCCAACGAACTCTATGATTTGTCACAAAACTATCAATTTGCCAACTTTATAGACCTGCTTGAGAAAATAACGCAGGAGACAAGTTGCAATTCTCGTCAGTTAGATATTTTGATCCGCCTCGGATATTTCAGCAACTACGGCGAGATTAACGAGTTACTCTACAAGACCAAGTATTTCCAGTCGCTCTTTGACAAGACCAAAGGATACAAGAAACAGATCAAACTGTCAACTGCTAAAAAACTGGAGTTGGATACTGGGATTATTAATCAGTACTCCGAGTTTAAACCGAGTAAAACAAATGCGGATGATGGTAACTTTGCAAATTTATGTACAAAGGATATGCTTATGGCATTAAAATATAATGGTGAACCACGATCGGTATCTGCCATAATAAGAGATCAACAGGAATTTTTGTCATATATTGACTATAAAGATACAAAAGCTAACCCTATGCTTGTATGTGTTACCAATTTGAATACAACGTATTCGCCTACTTTTACTGCTTACCGCCTGAAAGATGGAACAACATGTAATTTTAAGGTACATAAATCATATAACCCTAAAAATAAGAGTGTTACAAAGGCATTTAACATGTTGCCGTTTGAAAATGGTGATATACTATTTATAAAAAAATGGGAAAGAACTGTTAAGAAAAAGCCAGACGGTAATGGTGGTTGGGTGCCAGTTCCAAATTCATATGACTGGTGGATAAATGATTATGATAAAGTAGGAAACTAACTATTGCATTTGTACGATGAGTGTGATATAATAGAAAATGAGCATATAAGAAAGGAGCTTTAATGATTGTACAGTTAAGAGACTACTGGTGCATTCGTATCTTCGGTAAAGACTTCTATATCAAAAAGCCAAAATGGAAAAGGAGAAAGAAATGAACCGAAGTAAAAATGTAGCCTGTGCACTGATCGTTTTCATTATTCTAATGGTAACACTCCCGTTAGTGTTGACCGTCAGAGTTAAGGAATTCGATAACCTTGTAAAAGAAAAGAATGAAGTTATTGCGGAGTTGACTAATGAAAAGGCGTCATTAGAGGAGCAAATTAAACAACTACAAGATAACATCACTAATCTTGAAAAGGAAATATCACAACTTAATAATGACTACGTAGTTGTATTACGCGACTATGAGGAACTCAAGCAAACGCTTGGAGAACCAGCAGAAGAGGAACAACAGGAAGAAACAGAAAACCAAGTAACTATTGAAAACAAGAAGAAAGAAGAATTATATGCTCAAAAACCAGAAACACCAACCACTCAAAGAGCGGTTGAAGAGACAACTGAATCAGTTGAAGAAATCACCAAATCAACAGAGTCATTTTTCATCGAAGAAACAACGGATGATACAGAAACCACAGAAGCGGAACAGAGAACAGAGAACGGTATCACCCTTCTTTATTCCGAGACGTATCCGAAGACGGATGGACACCTCACGAAGTCGAACGGAGTAGTATATTACAACGGTCACAAAGAGACGTGGTACTCAATCCACGAGCCGGGACAAACGGTAACTGCCCGTGATATTCCCGGCAAACACATAGCAGATGACGGTACGATCCGTGATGCCGATGGATATGTATGCGTAGCGTCATCTGACTTATCATTTTATAGCGTCGTAATGACCACTGTAGGCCCCGGCAAGGTATATGACTGCGGATGTAGTCATGGTACAATCGACGTTTACACTAATTGGTAAAAGTAGAAAACTAAATAAAGGAGCATAATTAATGAAGGTAATCACTATTAGCGGATATGCAGAATCTGGAAAAGACACTGTTGCTAATCAAATTAAATGGCAGTTACAGGATATGAAGTTTGACACAAGAATTGTTATTATCCATTACGCAGATATCCTAAAGTTTATTTGCAAACAATATTTTGGATGGGACGGACAGAAAGACAATAAGGGGAGAGAGTTATTGCAACATGTCGGGACAGACATTGTTCGTGCCAAAGACGAAAACTATTGGATTAATTTTGTTGTTCAGATAATTGATATGTTCAAAGATGAATGGGATTACGTGCTTATACCTGATTGTCGTTTTCCGAACGAGGCGGATGTTATCAAATCTAAATTTGATAGTATAGCAATTCGCGTCGTACGACCGGGATATAAAAATCATTTAACCGAAGAACAAAGACATCATGCATCGGAAATATCTATGGATGGTTACAAGTTTGATTACATTATCAATAATCCGGGAACCGAAGGACTGGAGGAAAACGTTGCAGACTTCATTAGGAGACGCTTATGAAAAGAGACTTATTTATAGACTTAGATGGCGTATGCTATGACACCATAGGACGCATATGTGCTTTATATAATGAGGACTTTCAATACTATGACGGGTTTGAGCGCATAAAACCAGAACAAATCACGTCATGGGACTTTGATGAATTGAGGCTGACCACGAAATCGTATATTGACTACTATTTCTGTCAGCCTCGATTCTTTGAAAAACTTAAACTAATGCCTTTTGTGATCACATATATTGATAGGTTAATTAGCGATGGATATAAAGTTACGTTTATTTCCAAAGGCGAAAAACCAAATTTAAGATTAAAGAATATATGGATTAAGGATAACTTGCCACTTTGTAATTATATCGGTGTACCGATACATCAAGACAAGTCGATAATAGATATGAGCGGTTGTATATTTATTGATGATAGTATAGCCAATCTGTCTACAAGCAATGCAGATTATAAGATTTGCTTTGGCAAAGTATATCCGTGGAATGCTGATTGGGGAGGCATTAGATGTAAAGACTGGTTTAATGTTTACAAAAAAATTAGGGAGATTGAAAATGAAAATTAAATTCCGTAGAGTTGAACAAATTGAATCGTTCTGTAAATTAGCAGAAAAGTATAATGGAGACGTGATAGTTAGTGAAGGTAGTGTTCAGGTTGATGGTGAATCATTTGTTGGTTTAATTCTGTTTGGTGTGAACAAAACTCTTGATGTAAAAATAGCCAATGAGTTTTCCGATGAGGGAAAAATCTTCAAAATGGAAATTGATAAACTTGGAATAAAAGTAAAGGAGTAGACGCATGTACACATATCAAATGATCGGAGTTGCAGATGAAAACGGTAAAACATACAAATCCAAATACGGCACATATAACAAGGAAACTGGTTTCGTATTTCTTGAAGATGTGGATGTCGGGGCAGATCTTATCAATAGGCTTTTTCATGATGATATTTGGAAACTAGAAGAGCCAGAACGCAAGAAAATGAGTATTGCGGATATTGAGAAAGAGCTGGGTTACAGAGTACAGATTGCTGACCCTGAGTTTAATAAGCCGCAAGAAGAGAAGAAGGTGTTATCACAGAAGCACAAACAGGAAGTGGATGATGCGGTAGACTTCTTTAAGCGGTTTTTCGGGATTGAGTTAGATCCAAAGAAATATTACTAAAAACTACAGATTGGAGATTTGATTATGAAAGTTGTCAAAAGAGATGGCCGGAAAGTCAACTTCAATAAGGAGAATATTAAAAATGCAATTATAAAAGCCTTTGAAAGCGTTGACGGTGTTGTAACACCATATGCGGAAAACAAGGCTAAAGAGATTGCCACACATATTGAATCCCTTAATAGAAGATTGACAGTCGAAGAAATACAAGACGAGATTGAAAATAAACTCATGGCTTCCAATAGGAAGGATGTAGCCAAGAGCTACATATTATATAGGGATGAACGAACTAGAGAACGAGAAAGAAAAAGCACACTTATTAAAAATGTAGGTGAGAAATTAAGAGCAGATAACGTACAGAATCAAAATGCTAATGTTGATGAACATTCATTTGGCGGCAGAAAAGGCGAAGCAGATAGTGAATTAATGAAAACATATGCCCTTAACTATTGTATGTCAGAAATGTCAAGAAACAACCATCTGAATAATGAGATTTACATACACGATCTCGATTCGTATGCGGTAGGGATGCATAACTGTTTGACACTGCCGTTTGACAAATTATTAGCAACAGGATTCAACACTAGGCAGACTGATGTAAGACCAGCTAATTCTGTTAATACAGCATTTCAGTTGGTGGCTGTGTTATTTCAATTACAGTCATTACAACAGTTTGGAGGTTGTTCCGCAAGTCATTTGGACTGGACAATGGTTCCGTATGTACGAAAGAGTTTTACAAAACACTTAGGAGACGGACTCGCATATGTAGAAAAGAAAAGCGAATATAAAGTTCAGCGATTTCATAAATGGCTAGAACATGATACAGAAAATCATCCTGATGGTACTATTCATTTTGATGATGAAGCGTTTAAAAATCTACATCCAGACGCATGGGAATATGCGATGGATTTAACAGAGCGTGAAACACAGCAAGCCGTTGAGGGTATGTACCATAACCTTAACACACTGCAAAGCCGTTCGGGAAACCAGTTACCTTTTACGTCAATCAACTACGGTACATGTACACTACCGGAAGGGCGCATGGTAACTAAAGCGTTACTCGAAGGTTCGATAAAAGGGGTTGGGAAGTTCCATAAGACGCCTATTTTCCCATGTGGAATATTTCAGTGTATGAAAGGCGTTAATCGTCATCCTGGCGATCCGAATTATGACTTATTTCAGTTAGCGCTTCGGTCTACATCGCAGAGACTTTATCCGAATTATGCTAATTGTGATTGGAGCGGCAACGAAGGATACGATAGGGATGATCCGAAAACATATTTTAGCACCATGGGTAAGCGTAAACTTATAGCTCATGTAAAACCTTTTGAACCGTTACTCGCGGGTGTGGCTTAGGCTGCTAACGGTTAGGACTCTCTGAGTTGAGACCGTGGGAAGATATACATTAGTCGGTCATGAAAGGATGGTTCATGGTCGAAACAAAATATAAAAATATCTTCGTTAATGAAGAAGATTTGGAAATATATAAGAGAACAAAAACTGGTAGGATTATTAAATTAGGTAAATGGGTGGACTCACTTGGATATTATATGATTGCTTTTAAAACTGATGAAAAGAAATATTGGAAAAGAGTTCACAGATTAATAGCAGAAACACTAATTCCTAATCCAAATAATTATAAGCAAGTAAACCATAAAGATGGTTGCAAATTAAATAATAGTTTAAATAATTTAGAATGGTGTGATAATCAATACAACACACAAGAAGCTTATAATAATGGCTTATATAAATCCAAAAAAGAATGCCCTATAAGGGCAATAAATAAAGAAACTGGTCAAATATTAGAATTTAAAAGTATAAGAAATTGTGGAGAACAGCTCCACCTAAATAGGAAAACAATTACTTCAATCCTTAAAGGAGAGAAGAAAACAAATAATTATGAATACAATTTTGAATATATTTGACCGAATAATGTATATAACCTGTATCGACTATCCCTGATGAATGTAAGGGAGTAGGGTTGGATATGAGTACCAACTCGAAGCGGAAGGCTATCGAAAGATAGAAGATATAGTCAGTGCCTCTGGCGACAGAGGGTAAACATGTGTAGAACAGCTAACGGCTTTGATATTAACGGCTTCGGGCAGTTAAAAGATGGGCGTGGCAACATTTGCCCAGTAACAATTATTATGCCAACATTGGCGATGGAGGCTATAAAACAACAGGAATATAATCCCGCAAATGAACAAGCAGATGAAATTGCTAAAAAATTATATGTTAAACGATTCATGTTATTGTTAAACAAAAAAATCCACGAAGCCAAGGATATGCTTATTGAACGATTTGAATGGATTTGTTCACAGAGTCCTGCTTCAGCAAAGTTTATGTATGAGAATGGTACTATGGAAGGATATGTACCAGAGGAAGGCATTCGCTCTGCTCTGAAACATGGGACATTAGCAATAGGGCAGATTGGTTTAGCGGAGACATTACAGATACTTATTGGTTGCGATCACACAACGGAAGAAGGTATGAAAGTTGCTAAACAAATCGAACAATTATTTAAGGACAAATGTTCTGAATTCAAGGAAGAATACAAACTTAACTTCGGCGTATACTACACTCCTGCCGAGAATCTGTGTTATACGGCGATGAAGAAATTTCAACAGGCTTACGGTTTAATTCCGAAGATTTCTGACAAATCGTTCCTCACAAACTCGATCCATGTGCCCGTCTGGTATGAATGTGATCCATTCACAAAGATTGACATTGAATCGCAACTCACTGGATATTCGTCAGCAGGATGTATCGTCTATGTGGAGTTTGACGCTAGCGCAAAACAGAATCTTGAAGCATTAGAGACGGTTGTTAATTATGCAATGGACAAAGACATACCTTATTTTGCCGTAAATGTACCCTGTGATACCTGTTTGGATTGTGGGTATACAGATGATCTTAATGATGTTTGCCCAGAATGTGGTGGTCATCATATTCAAAGATTACGTAGAGTCACCGGCTATTTAACTGGCGATTACAAAACAGCATTTAATCTTGGTAAACAACAGGAAACAGAGATGCGATTTAAACATAGTAAGTTAATTAATAATTAACATAATAATCTAGGGATGACACTCCCCCGGCTCACTGCCCTTATTTGGCAGGACGTCGGTGACAACAATTGGGCGAGGAGTGCGGTACGGTGGAGAGGGGTAATCGTACAATTAATATCTGCTATATTTAGTTTTTGCAGAATATTATTGAAAACCACGCACATCGGCAAAAAGCCATACAAATTGACAATGTGCGTACCAAACATTTTGTAAATAGAGAGGAAAACATAAATGACAATGAGTGAGATACAAGAGGAAATCGCAAAGCTTGAAGAAGAGCGATTTCAACTAGATTTAAAGGATGAATGGGAGTGGGAGGATGAACGCCGAGCTATCTACATTAGTCGGAAAATCCGACAATACTACACCATCATTAATGGCGGTGGTTACTATGGACGGCATTAGTTGGTTAGTGTTGGTTATCATGGTTGTCATCATGATAGGTTCAGTACCACTGATCGAGTGGATATCTTTCAAGTGGTATCAGTATAAGTACGGTGATGAAGACGCACGATTTTTGTGGATGAAAAACAAAAAGGACAAAAAGGAGAAGAAACATGAGTGATTATAAGGTAGCCATTGTTGGGCATGGTCATGTCGGCGGGATAATGCACGAGTTATTCCCTGACGCAATTATCTATGACGAACCGAAAGGTATAGGAACGAGAGAAGAAGTGAATGAATGCGACTTTACATTCGTATGTGTACCAACACCAAAGGCGGAAGATGGACACTGTGATACGAGTATTGTGGATGATGTATTGGATTGGATAAAGAGTGATGTGGTCATAATTCGCTCTACAGTACCAGTTGGATATACATTTTACAAACAATCCAAAGTACAGCCTCATCTTGTATTCCAGCCGGAGTACTACGGTGAAACAAAGAACCATCCATTTGCCGATCCACATAACCGCAATTGGATAACACTTGGTGGTTTTCCAACTGGAACAAGTCGAGTAGCGAATCTGTATAAGACCGTATTCACTTCTGATGTATTCATTTACGAAATCACATCGGATGAAGCAGAAATGGCGAAGTATATGGAGAATTCCTTCTTCTCAACGAAAGTTACGTTCTGTAATCAGTTCTACGATCTGTGTAAAAGATTTGGTATTAACTACGACAGAGTTCGTGAGGCTTGGTTATTAGACCCACGAATTGGGCGTTCCCATACATTTGTATACCCTGATAACCGTGGCTACGGTGGATCATGTCTGCCAAAGGACACGGCTGCTATCATCTATCAGGGCGATGAAATGGGCGTGGATATGAAACTGTTGAAATCAGTAGAGGAAATAAACGGAGGATATCATAATGATTGATAAGCGTATTTTTTACTGTTGGTTTGGTGGCGGAGAAATGTCCGACCTTAATAAGAAGTGTATGGAGTCATGGAAGAAGTGGTGTCCTGACTACGAGATCGTAGAGATCAATGAATCCAACTTTGACTATCACATCACACCGTATGCAGAAGAAGCGTACGAGCATGGTAACTGGTCATATGTCAGCAATGCTGCAAGACTTGAGTTTCTGAAACATAATAGTGGCATTTACCTTGACACTGATATCCAGTTGGTAAAGTCGCTTGATAGCTTGCTTGAGTATGACGATGGTTTCATTACAGAGTTTGAGTCAGGTCAGCCTGACTCTGGTATTCTTGGATGTTCAAGATGGCCGAAGTTTTACGATGAAGTATACAACCGTCTCGTGCCCGGAACAGTACTGCACAAGGAGTTTATTCAAGTAATGTATAGGGATTACAACATTCATGGTGAGAAAATCCTTAAGAACGACGATGGATTTGTTGTACTTGGCGAAGAGTTTATACCTACTGTACGTACAGGATTGTTTACACCGAACACTATTGCCATCCATCACTTCGAGAACACATGGGTAAAACAGTGGCGTAATATTACTGATGGTTTCTACCCGTTCCCTCGGATCAAGGCTTATCTCGGTAACAAAGTGCTGCATGAGGATAAAGACCCAGAGGTTATCTTTATTTCCAAGAACCTGAAAAAGAAGTGGAGTGATGGTGACATGCTTGGTAAAATTAACTACTTTTTTAACCCGAAGGTTGTGCAGTTATCATGTAAAGATTTCGATGCACAGCGAATCGGATATGACAAGACGAAAGAAAAGCGCATGACTATCACACCGGGCGGTTTAATGGTTTGGTGGATTGCGGATTAGAAATATTAGGAGGAAAAGGAAATGTCAGAGACAAGATATGAGAGTGTACCAGTTGGTGATAATGTTTGTAAACAAGTACTTAAACAGAATGAGTGTTCCGTTCTTAAAGTAAAGCGAGTGAGTGACACGGCTATTCTCCCAACACGAGGATCGGAGAAAGCGGCAGGGATTGATTTGTATGCAGATATACATGAGCCGTTTATTACCATTGCTCCTCAACAGACAAAGGTGATTAGTAGTGGAATAGCATGTGAGTTTCCAGAAGGATACTGGGGAGCGTTAATTCCACGTAGTTCTACTGGCATTAAGAAAGGTTTGTCATTGGCGAATAATTTAGGGTGTATAGATGAGGACTTTAGAGGCCCTATTATGATGGCATTCTATAATCACACCGATCATAGTGTTATTATTGAGCGTGGTGAGAAAGTAGCACAACTAATATTGTTACCATATTATTTGTACGACGTTGTAGAAGTCGATGAATTATCAGAAACTAAACGTGGAGAAGGCGGCATTGGTAGCACTGGTAAATAATACGCCTAAAATAATTGGCGTAAGATTATAGAAAGGAGTCGGATATGGATGACCAATTACCTTAAACCAAAGGACATCCAATCCATATTAGGCTTTAATATGAAGAAAATATACTCAATTATCAACAGACCTGACTTTCCAAAAACAAAAGTCGGAAGACAGTATATCATTCCAGAGGATAAATTCTATGCCTATATGGAGACACGATGTTATAAAATTTTGTCTTGACAGGGTTCATATGATTTGATAATATACCCTTTGTGGTTACGGTAACAGACACCAAACAAATCTAAATCGGCTTAACCAATGGGCGTAAGCCTGACACAAATAGGCGTAACTACTTGCAAGCCCTTATAAAATAAGGGCATAGGGGATTGGTCAAATGGTATGATAGGGGTCTCCAAATTAAACTCCAAGGATTTGTAATTAATATAAAAATACATCCGTAAGCACTTTATTTACAAAGGCTTGCGGATTTTTTTGTTTAGTATTGTTTAGGCGTAACTAACGGTATTTAGAGGTATCTAACGGTATCTATTCCAGCGTAATTAGGCGTAAATTAGTCGCACGAATAGGCGTAAGCCTGTTGACAACCGAATCTTGGCTGTGATATATTCCAACCAAGAGGAGGTGATTACTATGAAGAAGCTTGCTAAATTACCAAGAGGAGAGGGTAGCTTTAATTACAGAGCAAACGGTTCTGTAGAATTCAAAAAATACGTCCATGTAGATAATGGCACAGTACGTCTTGTTGTGTATGGTAAAACAGAACAGGAATGTATGGAGAAGATGCGTCAGAAGGAAGCGAAGGTTAAAGAGAAAAGTCATTTCGTTTCCACAGAGTTATTAGGAGAAGCTTTAATTGAGTGGGTAAACAAAGTTAAAAAGAATACACTTAAGAAACAATCTTATGACAGACTGATTGGAACAGCTAAACAGATCGGCAAAGCGGATATTGGTCATCATTTTTACACTGATATTGGCATTGTAGAGCTTCAGGATTACATTCAAAGCCTTATTGACAAAAGATACTCATGGTCAACCATTAAGAAATCCTATGATATTTTAAGAGCGTTCTACCGTTATGCTTCAGCAAGAGATCAGTTTCGTGATCCGATGTTGTTGGTTGTTATGCCAAGACGAACCAATGTAAAGGTTGAAGCCAAGGAGATTCAATGGTTCGAGGAAGATGATATCAAGAAATTCACGGATGCATGTGAAGCAAGGTGGAATACAGGACGTCTCAAAAACAAATACTCATATGCACTTGCGGCGAATATATATCTCGGTTTAAGAGGCGGAGAGTTGCTTGCTTTACAGTGGCAGGATATAGATTTTGATGCTGGAACTGTGTATATCTCTAAAACACTTATTGAGTATAGAAAAGATGGCAAGACACACTTTGAGATTCAGGAATCTACGAAAAGAGACAAGAACAGATATGTACCAATGAATTCGAAAGCCAAAGATTTCTTGTTAAAACATAAAAAAGAATGCAAATTTACAGAACCTACAGACTATGTGGTATGTACAACTAACAGGAAAACGACAACACTCAAGAACATTTCTGATATGATCCGCAACATAGAAGAAGAGGCTGGTACAAAAGTAAGAGCATATAACTCACATATTCTCCGTCATACTTGTGCATCACTATATTTCAAGAAGGGTGTCCCCATCGAAACCATCTGCGCAATCCTAGGTAATACCAGAGAAGTATGCGAGAAAACCTATATTCATTTCGCAGAAGAACAACTCAAGAATGCTGCATCAAGGATTATTCCTGCAATAGAATTGTAATCACAGCACCAAAAAAAGCCCAAGAGGACTCATTCCCCTTGGGCTATATTATTTTTTTGCCAATAAAAAACGCGCATCTATCTTGGCACAGACATCTTGACACAGACTAATCTACCAAATATCCTTCACTGTCGAAGGTATATTCTTTACCGTCAATAATTACGGTCTCGTTCTTCGCATACCATCCGGTATCATCTCCGAACCACCATTTCTTGGTGCCGTCCACTTCTTTCTCATGCCAAGCACCTACGTGCAGGTAAGTGAACTTGCCAGTCTTTCCGATCCAGTAGTAGCCACGTTTCTCGCCACCACCAACCGGGAAGTCATGAATCCACTCACTTTCAACCATGTCGCCATTCTTGTGGAAGTAATATGTAGCCTTACCTACCTCTTTCCAACCAACAGCCATAGAACCGTCGTTGTTGAGATAGTACCACTCGCCTTTCCACTTCTGCCAACCAGTCTGCATCAGACCGCTTCCTTTGAAGAAGTACCACTTGTCATCAATGTACTGCCATCCAGTAACCATAGCGCCTGACTCATCCATGTAGTACCACTTGTTTCCTTCGTGTACCCATCCAGTCTTCATGACGCCATCCGTGTCAAAGAAGTACCATTTCTTTTTGATCTTCTTCCATCCGGTAACGTATTCACCGTTAACGTAGAAGTACCAATTACCGTTCTCGTATACCCAGCCAGCTTTCTGGAGCAGAGCAGCAACGTCGTTGCGTACATCTTCCATGTTCTTGCCGATAATCTTCGGAAACCAATCGTATATATCGTCGTGGCCGCTCCCCAGGCCGAGCAAATAGGCATCCCAATGGCATAAGATCGTAGGTACTTTAATACCTTTGTAATCAATAAAACCGTGCGGATCTATGTCATATCTTTCACACAGCCATGCGGTCATCTTAACAGCTTCATCGTATGCTTTCTGCGCATATTCGGGATCCTTCTTACTATCCTCTGCGATCTCCCACTGAATGTGCGTATCATTCAGCGAACCTTTCTTTCCAGCGCCACATCCCCAAGGACGCCAATCCCACGGGCCAGTCTGGGTTGTGCCGACAGAACCATCATCAAAACAGCCAACCCAAGAATTAAGTCCTGCCTGTTTGGTGGTATGATTCCAATCGTTTCCATACTTGTTTTTACCAAGTTTAGCAATCTTTTCGTCATAGTTAGCATCCCCGGCATACGGCTGTACATATCTCTTGAGCCACTTGTTATCTGCTCCCGTATCATGCCAGAGAATACCCAACGGCTTAAATGGTCTGGTCTTGCCATACCAAGTAGAGTGCGTCATAAAGCACTCAAACGGTTTCCAATCTAAAGCCATATTTATTCCTCCTTCTTATCCTAAAAAAGAAGAGGAGAGTAGTTGACTCTCCTCTTGTTTATGGTTTACAATTTGTGATTATGTAATTCAGCGCAGCGTTTGTGTGATTTGTTAACCGAATAGTTGAAACCCCAATTTCTTCAAAATGTTGTTCTACTGATACATCCATATCATTGTTCTTTGTTATGTATGTGATTCCGCCCCACTGATCAAAAATAGCATATGTCGGTGTTGCCGACGTATCAGCTCTCGACATTATCACAGTTCCACATCTTCCATCAAAGTCATATATAGAGTCCATCGTAGAATTATAGGCTAATGCTCCATACTGCACCTCAAATTTAGCAGCACTTGGAACTCCGTTATTGAAGTATACAGGCTGGTACGAATTGCCTACATTACCAGACGACAGTTGAGAAGCAGTAGTAGCACTTACAGCATTCGCTACGTTGTTAACGGTTACTTCCTGAATATCGCCAGTAGACGGCGTTAGTGTGAGAGTAGCGTCTTCTCCTGTCAGCGTGTATGTGGTATTCGTAACCGCATTAATCATGTCGCTCGTCTTCTTAGAACTCCACACCTCATCAGTAGCAGTGCGGTTGTCATTAATAACCACTTCTTTCACAGGATCGACTTCTTCATCCCAATCATCAATGTAAGCACCACGGTTCACATAGTTAGTCAACGGTTCGTTCTCAGGAAGCTCTACGGTATCAGCAGATACCCACGGTGATACTCTTTTGTAATCACCGTTGTCATCTACCTTGTGCAGTTTAACTGCATCATATCCACTTAAAATCGACATTTGGTCATATCACCTCCTTAAAGCATCTTACGATATTGTCAGGGGATTACGATCAATCACAACTCTAATAAGGCCATCTATATTTGTTATATGAGACTCGTCTTCTGAATTACACCATACTCCAACAGCCAATGGTGCACCATAATAGCTATTTACACCAACGTGCAAATGAGTACCTTTTGTATATTGCTGAGGTGTTTTATCGGTAACCGCAAATTCAAGTGTGTGTCCATATCCCCAACTACCACTACCATAGGCTGATCGTCCAAAATATGATTCATACACACAATAGTCAACGTTATCATACTTATAAGTTATATAGTATGTGACCATAATACTCTGGTTATAATCAAGATCGCCACCTATATCAACAGACCCTAAACCAGTTACATAAATCGTTTTTTCATATGTATCACCTAACGCAGACTTGATCAAATCCAAAATCGGTTGCTCACCCTGCGTGATATACTCCACCTCCATATCCCCCGTACTGCTCTCTATGTGGTTGTAGCCGGAGAGAGATTTGATAGGTAGGTTGGTGGGGGTGACGGATGAGGTTGTGGGGGTGGCGAGTTCGTAAGCAAGCATTACACCATCAACCGCATTCGCGAAATCTGTAGCCTCTGTAAATCGGGTGTCTTTGAAATAGATTTCTCTGTAATTGTCTCTTGACTTATAGTAAGCCATGAATGAACAATCGGGCTTAGTAACGAGATCGGGAGTACCTGTCATCGTTGTTCCGACATAATTATATGCGGAGCTTAACATGATAACATTGGAGACAAATTTATAATCCGGCAAAGTCGCATAGAATGTTCCTGTGATTGTACTTGACTTATTCCATGTCAAATCTCCCATATCAATGACGGTCATATCACTCGTCACTTCCCCCTTCACCACATCCTCACTCCCTCTATATATAGCAGAGGGGTAGGTGGTGGTGTGGGTGGTTCTTACATAAGGCTCGTAGTCATGTGGTGTTTCACCTTTTTCTACCATTACGTTATCAATGTTTTCTGTTCTAAAATCGAACCTTAAATATTTTGCATTTGCAGGGCTTTCTCGTGTTGTAAAACTTGAATTTCCACTAATATATGTTTTACTGCTGTCATAAAAAGCAACGGCACAAGTAGATGTCTGTGGAATCGTTAGAGTGTATTTTGTTAATGGTTCAATTTCAATATAATCTGACAAACTCCATGACGTTGTTAAATAAGGATCTCCTGTATTCGGATTCAATGCTTTGCCTGTTAAAATGTCTGGATCATTTTTATCAAACAGATTCTTCCCCCTCACCTCAATCTCCCCCTCCGTATATGCCACGATAGGACGGATATTATCGGGTGAGGGTGTACCCGTGCCGCTCTGATATCCCATGATCTGTGTCACGCACTTCACAAGCGGCGCATCTGCTCCGTCTGTAAATTCTAAAACTCTAGAACCAGTTTCGCTTGTTGCTGTTCTTGTTGGGTCTGCTTGTATGTCATATATTTCATCATCAGGCATGAGCTTAATTTGTTTTATTGTTTCATTCATGAATCTACCTCCTTTTCATAATTAAAATATGGATACTCGGAGTTATCAGGTGGATACCATTCAGGATGAGTCTGCGGAGAAATTAAAAATTCATCGGACATAAGCCGATGAATCGTTAGTTTATCACGCTCCTTAAATGGGATTCTTTTCATTGGTATATTATGCTCCCAAGCCCATTTATTCTTAAATAGATCATGACTATGTGTTTTAAGATAATGATCCTCTGTATCCCATCCAACACCTCGATAATCAAAATGTTGCTTTCCATCGAATTCAATAATACAAGGATCATCATGAATATAAAAATCAAAAAAGCCGTAGTATCCAGTATCAGGAAACTTACAGCTTTCAAAGGTTTTATTATTAGTATATGTAATATTATTTTCTTTTAATAATCTCTTAATATGGATTTCGCCAATAGATACACCCATACATCCGCATGATCGAGTATGTTCGTTGCGGAGATTCCCACCGCTAACTTCTATCATACTACCACAACTACATTCACATAAAAACATGTGTTTATTATTTATGTATTTTGTGTGTTGGATAACTGTTAATTCACCGAAAGTTTTACCAATCATTGTATTTACATAATGATTTTTACAAGCAATAGATTTACTATTTCTTAAGACAGAAGATGTATATTTGCATTCTTCTCCGCAACTACATTTACATAACCATATGGATCTACGCTTACTATCATTTCCAATCTTTTTTAGTATAGTTAATTCTCCAAGCTTTTGCCCTGTTAAATCAAAACCGCCGTGTTTACCGCAACTTTTTGTATGACCGTTTTTTAAATCACGCCCAATAACAACCACATGATTCCCACAATCACACACACATTCCCAACATGCGCGTTTAAGATTATTTTCAACTCTACGCAAGACAACCAATTTCCCGAACCGCTGTCCTGTTAAATCTATCAGCTTGCTCATACATTAATGCGTAGTGATAGTCAGCACTTTGTTCGATACACTAAATGTCGGCATAGCTGCGGCAACACCTTTACCGCTGATAGGAGCCTCGCTTGTTGCGCTATATGTGTGAACAACATCACTTGCAGGTCTAGCGTCTGTAAGTCTTGTATCATTACCTTTGACTACCTGACTCGAAGATGCATTACCACTTGCCGCCACATCAAGAGCAGAAGCAGTACCAAGAGTCGGCAGTCCTTCCAGGTCGGCATAGTTACCACTAAACGTATCCAGATTATCAATTGCATCGGCAACCGCTTCTATCTGTGCTACTATGTCCTGACCAGTCTCATCTAATATAACTGGTTTTGTAATTTGACTCATATTAGATTTCTCCTTTTGTATATAATTAAAAAAGGAGTTGACACCGAAGCATCAACTCCTTAAACTACATGTGACACGACGGGCGAACCGTCGACTAAAAATCGCTTAATATAATTAAGTGAGAGTTATAAGATACTTAATAATGTTAAGCGTATGAATGTTTACACTTAACAAAGTAAAGTATTTTATCCAATAAAATAATGGTTTTATGGGGTTCATGAATTAACTATGTTCTTTTGCTATTTTCTTAATAGCTTCCATAGTTAGTTGTTTTGTCTGCAACATGTTCCTGATTTGCAGCTCTCTGTCTTGTTGTACCATTTTTGGATCGATATATACACGACCAGAATCATCTGATTTCATTGTTCAGTCCTCCTTAATGGTTTTATGGGGTTATTCAGAAACATCGATCTTCCGTTTCACAAGTACATTGATTTCATCACCCGTGTTAAAAGTTTCGACAGATTCACCCTCTGCGATGTTCTCCGCTGAAAGGGAACATACAACAGGCATCATGTAGAATTTGATCCGATTATCCACATTCGGCGGGAACCACGGACGGATATTTGTGATCTTGTTTCTGTCCCCATCCATCTGGAAAAGCTGATTCGTTACACGATATTTTTCACCGAACATAATAACTTCATTCGCACGAACAAACCCATTTGTTTTCAGATTCAGATTTGTCCCGCCCTTCTTAACGATTGCGAAATTGTTATCCAGATCGACAGCATTCCATGACATTTCTTTGTTATTGATAATAACATTTGTGAAATATGGCGGATAACAAGCGACCATTGCTCCATGACATTCGTCAAACTGAATATTATCCATGTTGATGACCAGTTTGTTTCTGTGTTCGATTTCGTTGTTTCCCTTCAAAACATAGTCGATGAAATTGAAACTTTCGATCACTGGTGAACCGTCAACAATAACCGGAATTGTTCCTGTGGTCTGTGTTCCGTCCGACAGATAATGCTTTACTTTTTCGGTGAACCTGAATTCATTTCCATATAACGGCGCGGTCATCGTTGTGGGATCAAATTCTTTTCCGTCAACAAAGAACAATGACCATAATGCTACACAACACCCGTCACCGGCTCCAACATATCCCGAATGGTCAATGATGTTATGGATGAAATTCGTGTTGCCTTGCATCAGATTGTTTCCGTCTTTGTCCTGTATATATTCTGCATACCACACATCCGTTGTAACATAATCAACGCCGCCGATTGTCGATTCTGCGTGTACTTTTGTAAATGTATGCGTCAAATATCCACCTTCGTCCATATAGGAACGCACGGCGAACTTTTTATCAGTTATCTTGTAAACTACTATTTTATGATCTGTGTTGTTGCTTTCCTTAAAACTTGCTAATGCTCCGTATAATTCGGGATATGAAACATAGATGAAATGGTCACGATTTATTGAAAAGTTTGCGACTACATATTCCGTATTACTTGAAGTGTTCTTATATGTGACAAAGCTAACACTTCCGACGCCAGCTTCCAGACAGGAAAGGAAAACACCATTTTTGTCGGTCTTTGTCAATACAGAAACAATCTGATTTCCGTATAGATACGCGCTAAAAGTTGCCCCCGGTGGTAAAATTATCGGCTCTGTAATGTGATATGAACTGGATGAAACAACGGTGAGGGAATCTTTTTCAATATATCCTTCTGTATAGCTCAATTCATCCGTGATTTCTGTCTTTTTCAAAATGACATTATCTTGCACATTATATGCTGACATATCCGCTGTGGCAACGATGGCAGATCCTAAATGCTGAACATAAACAATCAATGTCTTGAATCCGGAATAATCATTTATGTCGATTATTTTTTCGGATACTCCATCGTATGACTGAAATTCACTGATAGTCGTTCCGACTGCAACATCTGCTACGGCTTTCGTTGTGTATGCTATACGAAAACGGTTGTTATTATTTGCTACAATATAAGCCCTTGCCCCGTGAATGTCGCTGATGTCAAACAGGGCAAGCCTTGAATTTGTATTACTTGTGACAGCAGAACCTGTCATTTCTGCATTGTCAAGATAGACAACTGTCTGTTTATCCCCTATGTTTAATGCGGTTTGTTTCACTGCGTCTATATTTGTCTGTAATTTTGTATCACACCCCTGTACCATCGCCGCCGGACTACTATACTCTACCCCATCAAATCCTGTTTTGAGCGCTTTTACTTGGCTGTCGATCGCACGTACTGCATCTCCTGCAGTGTTGTATGTATTCCCCGAAGAGTCTACACGAATGTTGGTTAGTTCGGCATCACCAGTTGTAGAACCCGGTGTAAGTGCCGTGAAACTATCTATCTGACCCTGTAAAGAATCAAGGTTGTTTTTCAGATCGGTCTGGTTGGAGAGTGTACCTTTAACCTGACCCCACTGTACTTTGTCCATGTTATTGATTGCGGTGGCAACACTACCGAGTGCCTGTGCCACGCTTTTACCAGTGTCGTCTAACATGACTGGTTTCGTTACATTACTCATATTGTGTCACCTCCTTATGCAGTATATGTCTGGCAAAGTTTGCCATCGACTACCGAGAAACCAAGAGCGTCAAATGCTGCTCTAAGTGTCGGTTCATCAGTTACACGAGTATCATTTCCCATAACTACCTGAGTAGTGGATGCATTACCACTGGCAGGAACGTCCTTCACTGCCGCAGTACCAAGTCCAATGTTGGTACGAGCGTTAGACTTCTCTGTTGATGTAAGCCCCTGTGAAGCTACGGTTGATACTGCCTTAAAGTTACCTACGTTACCAAGACCAACATCTGACTTTGTAACGTTATGCGGATTACCGCTTGTTAATTGTGAATGGTCATATGCGGTCTTACCACGGTCACCACGGTAAGCAGTAGAAGAGGTCTCACCAAGTGCGAGGCTTTCGCTAATCTCTGCATACCCTGTACCGCTCCAACGGTATGTCTTGTTAGATACGAGGTCAATGTAGATTTTACCAGTAGCGCCAGTAATCTCTGTGGTATGTGCCGAATCCTCGTAGAATTTGTTGTTATAATAGTACCCCTCGATTACATCATCCACATAAGACGGGAGTTGTGAACTCGGAACCTTGCCGTTGGAATCCAGTTCGGCAACACCACCGTTTGCGCCCTTTGCAGTAGTAGCAATAGCACCCACTTCGGATGCGGTATAACTCGGCTTCGTAGATGCCTTTGCCCAAGCAGATACATCGTTTGCCTGACGCGCGTCTGTAAGACGGGAGTCATTACCAAGTACCACTTGTGTAGAGCTAGCGTCACCAGTTGATGGGACGTCTTTTGCTGCGGCTGTGCCAAGAGTTGGTTTGTTTTTTATAAAGTCTTTCTTTGTGTTGTCCGATTCATTCCAGTCAGATTGAGGTATCTGATTGGGGATGTAGTCCTTGATTTTGGAGTCATATCTGGACAACCCTGTATAGTCGAGAAACTCTTTCGACATGTTATTGCCTCCTTTCAGTTTTTGGAGTGTGTATTTACGTTTGTAGATGGTAGTGCATTTATTGTCTTACAAGACCGATTAATCATTTGTGCACGAGGTCTTGTAAAATAACAAATCGCTTACCAACCCAACTACCAATAATAGGAGAGGGCGGTGATCAACCAACCCTCTCCTGAATAGTGTTTATGAATAAGTAAATGTTTTTATCTTACGAAAACAGCGCCTCTATGGAAGCCTGTGGAATTTCCGATAAATCTCCCGGTTGCAAAGCTGTGTCGGCTAATGCTCCCTGAGCACTTGTCGCATACGCAGTAGAAGCTGTATACGCCGCACTACCAAGACCGTGTACAGCAACGTCTGTACCATTAACGGCTACAGTACCGTTCGTAGCACCTTCAGCAACAGTTACATTAACTGCCTTGTTTACATCCGGTGTAAGAGCAGAGCCATTAACCTTAACAGTCTCAATGGTGTTAACCTGAGCGCCATCAGCAACATTAAGTGCCGTTCTGAGTTCAGAAGCCGTAATATTATCCTGAAGATCAACGCCAGCAATAGTAGTAGTCTTCTTTACGAATTCTGCCTCATCGCCAACTTCACTCCAAGTAGTACCATCATAAATATATTCCTTGGCATTGTCAGACATGACCACAACATCGCCAGCTTCAGGATCAGTAATTACACGAGCAATAGCCTGTGCATCAGTTTCACCAGTCTGACGAGTAATAACACCGCGGAAGTGCATAGCGCCTTCAAGACCAGCGATTTCAGTAGCTACGAATGCAGATACCTGAGCAGCGGTTACAAGGCTATCGTCAGAAGACTGCTCTGTAATAGCAGAAGTAGCGACGTCAGCATATGCAGCTGTACCAAGAGAATCCTCAACCGCATCTACCTGCTCATCCACATACCCAATTACGTCAGTTGCGGAAGAACCCTGAGGAATGGAACCGATGAAGTCAGCGATGGTGTAAGTTCTGTCGAAGCCAGCTGTGGCACCGATAGCATCTTCTACGTCATCAATGGAAACGCCGCTAGTAGACACCTCATAATCGTCACTGGTATTAATTAACAACACACCAACACCAGTGCCGACATAACTATGTAAATATCCATGTAAGAACTGACCTTCTGCTGGCACTTCAGGCCCAGGACTAACTGTACCATCATCGTTAGTAACAGCGACATGACCACTGTGCCACTCTTCTCCACCTCTCGGCATATAATCATCAGCCGCATCCGCAATAGCTTCGCCAATATAATCAACAACCGTCGTAGACTCAGCACCTTGTGGAATGGAACCTACAAATGCGTTGGTTGCGAGATCGGAGATAGCCGTACCGCTTTCGGATACCTCACCAGTAGCTGTAGAGGTTACGATCTTACCGCCTGTTGCGGAAGCAATTTTGGACATGAGCGAGGAGGTATCCGGCATATTCACGGTATAAGCAGCTGTTCCAGTCGCATCAGCCGTACGGTAGAACGATACGGTATTACCAGACACACTAATTGACTTGATAGAAGAGGCATTTTCCTCGCCAATGTACTGCTTAATTAATCCGTCATAAACCTGAAGCCCGGAAATATCAAGATATTGTTTTGTTGCCATAGTTTATATTTCTCCTTTCGAAAGAATAAATATTTTCCACATTTTAATCCTATCAAAAATGTGTTTTATTATGTGAATAGTTACTATCTATAATCACGCACATGCGTAACTATCATTACGAAGCGCTAAACAGCGCATCAATTTGGGCATTGCTAATACTGCCCGTCATTTCACCTACGTACGCTACAACGTTACTGGATGACGCACCTGATGGGATAGTGCCGACATAAGCCTTGGTTGCAAGATCATTAATGGTGTATCCTGTTGCCGCTAGTCCATTATCATCATTACCAACAGCGACTATCCGCCCAATTTTGTCACCATCATAGAAATACCCTGTGACTACATTTTCAGCCACGATGTCTGTCTCGGAAACAGTGCCATCCGAATTCGTTACAGCAACTCTATAACCATCCCAAGAGTTACCTAATGGCATATAAACGTTACTAAAGCCATCGATTGTATCATTAATTGCATCAATAGCATCAGCAATTGTATTATCTCCGTCAAATCCATCAGTAGCAGCTACAGAGTCTACAACACTTTCGTAGAATAAACCATTACCAAATCCAATAGTAGAACCGTCTGGACTTATAATGGGAATATACCCAGTCGTGTTAGTATCAAACGATATAAAATCTCCGGTGGCATCATCAATTGCCTCGCTAATGTAATCAACTACATTAGTGGACGTAGCACCAGACGGGATACTTCCAACAAATGTATTAGTTGCAAGATCAGAAATCGCAGTACTGGACTCGGCTACTTCACCACCAGAAGTAGTAGTAGCAATCTTTCCGCCAGTAGCATTGCTAATAACGTCGATCTTATCATCAAGAGCATCAGCAACCGTATGTTGATCGCTGAAACCATGAAGAGCTGCTACGGCATCTTCAATGGCACCCAGACCAGTTTCTCCCATATATACAGTACCATCAGAAGAAGTACCTACAATATATCCAGTTAACCAGTTAGTCCCTTTTGGCATTAAATCATCAATAGCATCTGACAAACCATCAATGGTACCAGCAATAGTATTGTCTCCATCGAATCCAGTAGTTGCGGCTACCGCATCTTCAAATTCTCCGTATCCAATAGAAGTTGGCGCAATTCTGTGATTTTCTGCGTCCCAATATAAAACACTGTATCCTGTAATATTAGGATCAATATCAGCCTTATCTTCAATGGCTTCACTAATATAATCTACTACCGTCGTAGACGATGCTCCCGCTGGGATGCTGCCTACATAAGCATTAGTAGCAAGAGCAGAAATTGCAGTATCAGTTTCAGTAACTCCACCATTGATATTAGAAATAACAAGCTTTCCTCCGACTGGCTGAATTATTTTGTCCATTCTTGCATTAATGTTTCCCATCAGTGCATCAATGGTATATCCAGTTTCCGATACATCCCCAGAAGAAGTGGACTCAACTAAATATCCACCATCTGCATATTCAATCTTTGGAATCAGCCCACTGGTATCCGGCAGAGTTATGGTATATGCGACTGTGCCAGTAGCATCCGTACTACGATAGAAGTTGACCGTATTACCGCTAATCGACATACTACGAATTGACTTTGCATCCTCTGTACCGATGTACTGTGTCATAAGGTCTTTGAAGGTTGATAAGCCCGTAAGGTCTAAAAATTGTTTTTGTGCCATATCACACCTCCTCACTATGCTTCTTCTTCATCGAAGAGTTCTTCAATGTCTTCTTCGGGGATCCCACCAATATTAGCCTCAATGTAAAAATTTACGAGGGGTTCGACAACGGGGGCAACTAACTCTTCAATTTCATCTTCGAGCTGTTCTTTCAGAATCTCAAACTTGTAGTCAATGTACGCTTGATCCGCATAACCCTGTGCCTGAATCCACTCTTTGGTAGCAACTGTCTCACGAGTAACAGAGAGGTCTTCCTCAACAGTAGCGTCTTCGATAGTATCAGCAGTAATTCGCTTTACTTTCTTCTTACCGTCAATGGTTTGTACTACGCACAGAATGTTTGACATACTGTAATACGTAGTCTCATCATCGGCGGTAATCTTATGTTGTCCACTTATCTCATACAATCCATCATCAAGAGATGAAAGAATAATCTGATTTTCATTTGTACCAACAAATGTCGGTATACCGATAATCTCTAGCTCATTATTCTTATTGATAAAGCCATACTGACTACGATCCACAATCCAACAGTAAGCGGGATATTTGATTCTGCCATCAGCAATAGCTTTAATGGTATTCTCATAATTACCATGTGTAAAAATAGGAGTCAGCAATTTTACAAAACCCCCTTTCTTAAACTTCTATAAAGTTGCCTTGTTGTGGTTCAGGTTCCGGTTGAACATCATCCAGATCAAAAATACCGTCCTTACTCGAATCCAACTCTTCAAATTGTGTTGGCATCAGAATCTCAACGCCCTCACCAATCTTTGTACCATCATGTACCATGTGCAGATTCTCATTCTCACCAATCTCAAGGTCGGTCGGCATCTCTGCTTTCAGTTTAGCCAGCTCTGCCTTATATGCCTCAATATCCTCGGAGTTAACGAAGTCGTTAAATCCATCAGGCTTATTGATACGGAGAGTAGTAGAGTTAGTCTCCAACTTAAGAACTTCCGGTTCCTCAGGGTCATCACTGAAATCAATAAATGTAAGACGAAGCGTGATAGCTCCGGCAACACTTGTCAGCTGTGTATCAACTGGCAGTACATACCTGAGATAGTTTTTGTACATTTCTTCATCGCATGCCAATACTTCCGAATGAAAGTTCCCATTCGGGTCAACATACTTGAGTACAGCATTGAAATCTGCAATGTTAGGAATCTCGTCGTATTCAGGCGGTACTAAAAACTGTATTTTGTCCACCAAGGATTCCTTTTGGAAAATAGTTGTACGAACCGTAGTATTCAGGTTCTTATACTTATCCATTACTATGGTATACATTCCTGTTTTCTCCTCCTTTCGTTTCTATTCAAAAAGGAGAGAGGAACGTATACCTCTCTCCGTTATAATTATTTACTCGCCTTCCTGTGAAAATTCACTATTAGAAGAAGAGCTGTTTGTTGTTGGCTTAGTGTATCGGATGGTTAGATGTCCACTTGTCACATTCCAACTTGACGTGCCTGTGAATATTAGATTTTGGTTTGAATCTACTTTTATTCTCACAGATGGGTCAGGCAAAGCATACATTGTATTACTCTCCACCATGTATCCGTTATAATCAATCAGCAAGTTAATACTTGTAGATGATTCGATAGTATGGTCTGACCATGAGCCAACAGAGAATGAACCGAGATCAATAGTCCTTTCGTATACATCGCTTCCATCAATCCATGTACCGACTCTGCGTTCTGTAATAGAATATGTAGGCGCCATATACGCCGTCACATCATCTATAATAGGAGTATATGTTTCTCCCCACAGCAACGCTCCATTTGACGGTGGAACAGTGGCAGCGTTTTGATGGTACTGGATACCACTTAAGCATACCCACTTACCAGTATATGAATCAGGACTATCAGAAACCCAACACACATTCGTGCCAGCAGGATATAATACTCCAGTGGGACCTATAAAGCCACTTGTAGTAATAAATGGCTCATTGATGCGATATGTTGATCCTGCTGGAATAGGGTCTTGTTCTGTTGAAACTGGTAACTGATTAATTGATGTGGATTGCATCCATATCATTCCATGAGAACCATCATATTGACCAGCATCAATCCATGCTTTCATTCTATAATAATAATCCTCTGCTGCATCCGAACGTGTTATCATATCATCCCACATAGAAGATTCATCACCGCTCGGAAGAGTATCATCAGTAACAGCAGCGCCCTCAATAATGATTGTACCTTTAATCGTACTGATGGTAACATCATCTTTATTCAACACAATCTGATAGTTAGATTTGCCGGGGTATGCTGTCATCTCTGCCGTTACTATAAACGTAACAGTGCTACCATCGATAGTACACGGCTGATCCACATAATGACCGTCAGGCTTTAACATTGTAAAGGTAGCGCTTACACCAGTAAGCTCCATCGGTTCATCATCATCTGTAATAGTAATCTCAACCGTACGACCTACATCATACTGATTTGCAAACACATATTCATAGGAGTGATTATTCATAATATCCAACGAAAGTTTCTGTAAGTTCTCCAATTAATCACCTCCTTTATATTGTATAAGGAACCCAAATCTGGATTGTGGTTACCTTGTTATGTGTAGAGTCACCGAATGCGGTTTCTATCTTTGAAGATGGGATACCACACAGATAGATTTCACCACGATGCTCCCCATTTGGATGCATAATACAATTAAGCCCATAAAAATATCCAGCAAACTCCACTATTTCACATCCATAGATTGAAGCACCAGACGGTATCTTGGCAACTGTACGTCCCTGTGAATCAATATTATCGTCATATACTTTTGCAAAGAATGCCTTGCCATCATTGTTAATTGATAACCCGTTGGAATATGTCTTCTTCAACTTCCAAATATATATTGTCGGTTGCTTACCGTTCAGCTGTGTCTGTATATTACCAGTGATTCCGTTGAGTTGATGCAACTCATCAAGTGATATTTGCGAGTCAGTAGTTATATCTCCGTTACTATCCGACACCATAACACGCTCATGCACTTCCGCAGTCTTATCGAGTTTGTCGGCCATCTCATCCTCCACATCCAGCAGGTGATTTGCAAGCGTAGTTTGTGTATCTACATACACGGCATCCGACGTTGTGCGAGGATAGATTTTATTCTTTAACCTATCTCGTAATGCTACTATATATGCCATTCACATCACCTCCTACGAAAGATCCCATGAAAAGGTTTTTGTAAATGAGGCGCCGGACGCAACAACAATCGGTTCATCTAGTTTATGCTTAATAAGCATAACGTTGGTATATTCGTCGCTGTTTGCATTTTTCCACACCTTTTTTGCAATACAAATCTGTCTGATTGTCTGCTCATAAGGGTTGACGCAAGTTCCACTAATCGTAACCGTCAACGTCGCTTTTCCATCTTCGGCGCCCGAAGTAAATGTGGTCGTCAGATTGAACGAGTTTGTGATGTTACTTGTTACGCTATAATCAGACGCAGCGGGATCGCCTTCGTCACTTGTCAAAATAACCGAAACTTCTTTCCACGCGACAAGATTGTTCGCAACTCTTGGATTGTCAGTCAGTGAGCCGTAACAACCATACTGCCAGTTCACGCTCGATCCGCTTGTATCTTTCAAGCCAATATCCGCAAACGCAGTTTCATCGCCTATTTTATAGTTATACCGTGGGACATTCCCGATAAAATTATAATAATTATTTAATATCATTTTTATCTACCTCCTATGCACTTGGCTCAGTTACAGTAATTGTACTAGTGACCAACTCACGATCCGTAATTACATACTCGTGAAAATAGTTACCGCCATGTATATTACTCAGGATTTCAGCTATATTAGTTTCAACCCAATTATTTGGTTGCCAAGTACCAGTAGAGCCATTTGTATTACATACATATAATTTTTTATTATGTCTTCTTATAAATCCCTTATCACACTCTTCATCGGGATCATATTCAGGAGCAATCATAAACGAGCAATCAAACCCTACTTGATCTGCGGCCACTTTCTTTGTCCCGTTTGTCGCGCTATCGATTGCTATATAATCCGAAGACGATGCAGAGGAGGCGGATGTTAAATCTTTAATTCGTTTGCCCATTTTTATTCTCCTTCGCTAAAAATAATAGTGTCGCCATCAGACGTCTCAAGCACATCACCGTCAGATGTCTCAATAGCATTCGGATCAGTGCCGAATTGCCACGGCATCCATACACCGTTGATCTTACCCCAGACATTTGTTACAACACCATTAGAGTATTTCATATATATGTTCCCATTTACGCCAAGTGAAGCGGATGGGTTTGTTGTACCATATAAATTTGCACACGTTGTTGAGATAACATTGGTTGGAGAGATAGTAATGTTCTCGCCCGGAGTCAGTTTATCTTGCTTCTTATCTAAGTCGGCTTCAATATCCGCCACATCACTAATCGGGACAGTGTCACCATTTGACTTCCGTACCTCAACGTTATTACCAAGCATGATTTGGTCACCGTTAAAAGCGACGCCATAACCGCCTTCCTGACCATTACCACCAAATACAAACTCTCCGGTATTCAGGTCAATGTGACTACCTTTGTATACACCATTGCCATTATCAGACCAGTTCTCACTGTATATCTGACCAGCTATCATAAGTCCGGCAATTAACGCATCAGCCCTTACGCCGTATGTTGTTTTCTGTTCGCCATTCAGCGTGTACAATATCTTACCAATGGCAGCTTTAACATGCTCCCAATTATCCTCTGTGAATTCCAACGTGTTACTGTTCATACGTAACTGTTCTGGTGAGTCCTTGCCTTCAATGTCGTCGTAATCCCTAAACAACATACCGTGTTCATCTATCACTACACGACTATTTGCTCCTGCAAGGATGTTATAGGTTGATGCGTCAACACCATCGTTCTTCATCTGTGTTACATCTGCATTTGCTTCATCACCCTGTTTTGCCTGATGTACCACATGGTTATATGAGCCAGCCATAGACTGTGCAGAACTCAATACCTTGTTTACATCATCAGCGATAGACATCATGCGATCCACATTAGAGAATGTGAACGTGATGGATTCAGGGCTACTATATGTGTAACTAACAGAGATAAGTCTCATCTTGTACAGTTCGCCATCTGCCTCGGCAACAAGCCAGTCGCCTATATCAAACTTACCCTTGAAGTCCTTAAACTCTTTCAGGTTGAGCATGTTGTTAATGGTTATAGAAAGCGTGAGTTCGATCTCACTTGCTTTAATAGCTTCATCCTGAGCAACCTCAAAGAATTCTCTCGCCTTATTTACCAACTCCGTGTTTTCGAGGTCGGTGGATATATAATTAGAGTTAGTGTATTCACCCTCCTTACGGTACATGCTCCATATCTTATAGAGGTCATCACCGAGAAATGCTACGAAGTCGAGTTCGTCTTCAATTGCTTTGCGTTGCTCATCAATAGCATCACGCAATTCTTCCTGTGTTGTAACCTGATCCGCACGTTTATCCATCTCTTTCTGTATATAGCCAATCTTACGGTAATACGGTAGATACATATCTTCACGCAGGTTGAGTCCGAAGTAGTCTGTGGTCTCGGCAGCCTCATTCTTAGAAAGCGTTTCGCACACCGCAGAGTAGCTGTTATAAAACGATTTAAGTCGTTCCAAACTGTACTTAGTGAGTTCTTCTTTAAACTGATCCTCATCCTTAATATCAAATAGAGTAGTAAGCCCGTAATCTGTGCGGTCTAACTGCTTAAGTATCTTTTGATGTAAGAACGTTTCATACGTGGAATCATCACCAATGATGGTAACTCCAACAGGACTACTAATCGCTTGCCACTTTTCCTCGGTGTCTTTCTTGATGTCTTCATCAGTAGCACCAAGACTCTTTACCAACAGTCTGCCAGTCCATGTACGGCTCTTGGTAGATTTGTTATAGTCAGATAACTTGACGTTATTCTCATCGTAAATCTCAACTGTATAACGTGGATCAATTAACGCACGAGAATATGTCTTTACCGCATTAGTGGCAGTATAAGCAGTAGCATGTTCACTGTCCTTTACCGCTACAGTTTCCTTGTCAGTGGAGCGTGTAAGTAAACTAACCAATAACTGTAATTGTTCCTTTGCCGTCGTCTCACCCGGAATCGGTGTCTCAGGCATCATGGTGTGTTCCAAATCCAGTATTGCATCCACATACCCATACCACTCATCTGTGAGAGTAGCATATGTTGGTTGCAAAGATTTATACAGTGTATTGTAATCATTTATCTTATCTACCAGTGCAGGAGGCATGTCGTGTAACATTGCATCTGAGAAGTGATAGATATACCGTGAACCATTCGGATTCACATTGATTACGGTAGCAGTCATCAGATCATCTCCGGCAGTTAACCGTAAGCAGTTCTTGACGTTATCCGTATCACCGCTAACGTTGATCTCCGTGGCATAGTTCTCGGTGCTTAAAAAGATACCAGTTCGATCCCCGTATCCTTCAATAAAAGAAGTGCCTCCACATTTGGGGCACTTATCTACCTTTGAATGACGGTAACCACACTGCTCACATTTATTATAAAGATCATAAGCGTTCACGGTTCTGTTAACACTGTCGAACGTGAACAAGCAATTGATTTCTTTACCAACCGTATTCGTGAGGAAGTCATATACCGCAGTATTATCGCAACTGTATGTACGCTGAATATTGGCAATCGTGGAATCCACATGACCAATACTCCAGTCAGGACATTTATCTGCTAACACACGGTGCAGGAGAGAAGACCGTTTCTTCTTCTTAATCAAATCGGGCGAATCAGTTGGAGAAATCGGACGATATAACACGGTAGCGGTATACCATTCAGTTTGACCATCCAGCAGATCACTTTCTTTATCCTTTGTATCGTACTCGAAATCTACTACACCCTTTGGGTCTTTCTCAACCGCCTTACCATCTTCAACGCCATATTTGCCAACATACAAAATATCAGTTTCGTCATTACAATGGAAGTCGTTCAGTTTACGGTTACCCAGTTCGACTTCTCCAGCTGTCTTTGCTGTGACGTGCTTTACTGTGTTGTCCGTGTCATCAATGGTTACATATATCTCGTAATACGCTTTATGGTCTGGGATATAGATATATCTGAAACTAACAATCTCATCCCACAGACCACACTCTTTGCCATCCCAGTATTTGTTAACGTCAAATGACACCTCGTCTACCGAGTTCATGTTAAATACTACATTGAGTCCTTCCGGTATATTGGTGATCGTACCAAGATGCTTATGCCATGTGGTAGACAGGATCACCAGTGGGTTCTCAATCTCGTATGCCATGTCATAACTAAATTTACGCATTCTACAATCCCACCTTCCTTATACCTCGATAGGAGAGGGTAATCGTACAATCGCCTTCGACAGTAAACACGTTCTTGTAATCACCGTATTGATTACACAGGCGTGGGAATTGATAGTTGAAGTCGGACGAAAAGTCATGAGTAGTATTCGTTGACGTGATCTGTTTTGTATCTCCTCCGATGATCGTGATGACTTCACCGTCAATACAATTCTGAATCTCTGTTTCACGATTCTCGTAGGCATTAGTGATTCGTACGGTTCCGCCGCCTTGTTTTGTGATAACTACATCAGGATAGATATATCCTTCCTCGTCAGTTCTCACATACACAGTGTGCGGTTCAGAATTGTTCGTCCACGCTTGTTTTATTTCACGAGTGAGTCCATATGGGCGATTTGATTCAACATGCAGCACAAGACCAATGATATCAGTACCGTATGCTTTCTTATCCATAGTGATACGTACCTCATGCCATATCTCATCCTGCCCGATTTCATCTACCCATCTGAACCATTTATATTCTTTACGGCACAGCCATCGTGCCATCTCTGATATTTCATCATTTGTTAGATTGAGATCGCCGTCAGAACACGGGTTCTTCATGATCTCAATATCAACATGATAGTTTTCTGAATAAGGAGTGGCTACCTTATGGCTCAAATCAGATCGTGCTGCTTTCACGGTGGTGTATTCCATGCCGGATACAACACCATCTTCATCCTGCACACCGTCATGGATTATGATGTAACCCAAGTCGGAGAGTGCAATGTTATCAAAGACAAAATTCTCTTCGGTCATAAGACATTCCTCCTTTCCTAATTGATTGCCTTCACCACCTCGGTTACGGCTTTGTTGTATTTCTTTATTATTTTGCTATCATTCTGACGAAGTTTAAAAAGTAGCTTTTGATATTGCTCCCTACAATCACGAAGATCTAGCAATAACTCATGGTATTCAGCCATCGTCTCATCAATTACTTTCTCTTTGTCAGACCATTCTTTTTCCTTTAATTTCCACATTAATTCACTATCTTTATATTTTTGTATCTCGGCTTTAAGAGAATCGTTCTCTTTTTCAAGCCGCTCAATTCTCTTTTCGAGACGTTGTTCTTTCATAATCACTAATCTCCTTAATAGAAGAGGAGCGGGTGTCTTACCCGCCCCCCATATCTATATATTAATAGTTACCACGATTCAGCTTGCCTTTCCCAAGACTTTGACCGAGTGTGGTAGCCTGAATAAAGTTTGTAAACTTCGGGTCTTTCTGCAATGCAGTCTTAAACTCATCGTAATTCTTAACATTTGGCAATACGATTGTGATGTCATTATCGTTATTTACAGTACGTGCAGAAGCAGCAACAGCATTTGCACCAAGAATGGAAGGATTCTTTGCAATATCCCATAACTGTTTTGTCATATCATTTGTAAATACCATATCACCAGTATTTAAACGCGTAAGCATTGCTCCGTCAGACTTACGATAAATAAGTTCTGATCCATTTTCTTGAGTCCATGCAATTTGATTTGACTTAATTCCGCTAGAACCAGTGGCATATCCTTTGATTTTCTTTGATGCTCCAGCCTCAAGCCCACTCATGACCAGATATCCATCCTTATCAAATGTATATTCTACGCCATCAATTGTATAGGTTGCGTCCTTTGCATACCAAGTAGAATCGCCATACCACCAGCCCTTGGATGTCTTATGCCATTGCGCCATTTCACCAGACTTTGTGCCATTCTTGCCAAACCAATAACCACCAGAATATTGGTTAGTTACCATATATCCTTCATCATCAAAATGGTAGAACTTGCCACCAATTTCAACTGTTTCGTTTTTGGCATAAGAGCCATCGTCATATTGATACCAATATCCTTTGCTATTCTTACGCCAATTACCGCTGATACGACCAGTTCCCTCAGAATCAACAACATTCTTTGCATTCTTACCAAAGGCTAATTCATAAACTGCATCCTTAATATCCTTAATTGTAAGTATAGCGTCTGCCATCTTATCATTAAAGTCTTTATTAAAAGCACTTACCATTTCGCCCTCGCCGTCAAGAATATTCTGTGTCTCTTCGGAAATATCGTAACCATATTGTTCGGAAACTTCTTTGAGAGTATTGTTGATAAGCTCACTATTGGAATTGATATAACCAATCATATCTTCCATAAGTTTATCAATGTCCTTCAGTCTTTCATTTAGAGTTTCCTCATACTTCTCATACATATCATCAAGCAGTTTTCCTGTTTCCTCAATGTATTTGTCCCATTCGGTTTCTTTCAAACCTTCTTCGGCTTCTTTAAGAGATTGCGCTAAACGCTGAATAGTTGCTCTTGCTTCTTCGGAATCATCGCCGCGATATGCTTCGAGTTGTTTCTGTAAATCAGCAATGTTCTTTGTCTGTTGAGAAATATTCTTTGAATATTCATAAGCAGACTTTGCATTTGATAATGTTTCTTTATACTTATCAATAAGTTTCTGTAACATTTCAAGATGCTTTGTGATTGCCTGACTTACCAAATCCTTGATAGCCTCTTTTTCCTGCTCTGCAGCCTTGATAGAATCTTGCTGAAGTTTCAACAAAGACTCACGACGTTCAATAAGATTCTTATCTACAACGCCATTTTTCTCCATCTCATCAGCAATCTCTTTTTCAATATCAGCCATCTCTTTTGCATATTCTTTTGACTTCTGCATATAAACATCATATTCAGTAGCCATAAGACCTGCACTTGCCCAACCACGACCATTGAATTTTCCGTTTTCCTCAATAAGATCATGCTGATCTAACATGTCAATTAAGAATTCAGCTTCATCAGTGATCAAGCCCAGACGATCAAGCCAATAATCAAATGCATCCCATTTGAGTTGACGAATCTCATTATTGAGTTTCTGGACAGAAGTAGCAGAAGCTTCGATTTCTTTACGCATAGCCATGATGGTTTGTGTCATCTCTGTATATGCCTCGGAACCAAGCTCAATTGCTCCAGTTTCCACCGCTTTGTCACGAGCCGCAACAAGTTTCTTATACTCTTCAATACGATGTTGGTTAGCTTCCTTCTCAAGTTGAATCTGTTGCTGATAATACTTCTGATTCACAAAGTATCCATGTTCTTGACTGCGGCTAATACGCTCATCAACAATATCTGACAAATCAGTAAAACCTTGAATAATCGCATCAAACTCTGATTTAATATGATCAAATCTGGTTTTGTTTAAATCACCAAGCTTAATCTTGTCGTCCTGAATAGCGTCTCCTGCGTCAACAGCTTTTTGATATAATTCTATATACTGATTAATGGTTTCAACAAGGTATTTGTTTTGTATCTGTTCAATATCATTTTTCCCAATCTTGCCTTCACGCACAAGCTTTTGATACTTACCAGAATTCCATTCCTCAATAGCCTTATCCCATTGCTGTTGATCATAATCATATTGTTTCTTGCTACCAGAATCTTCCTCATTCGGAGCGACATTAACATCTTCAACCTTCAGCTTATTTGCGTTTTCAAGATAACGCTTATAGGCATGCTCATGAACACCCATTTCCTCTGTAACTTTATCAAGCTCTTTAACAAGCGCTTTGTTACGGTCACTCCAATCTTCATAGGTATTGTTCATGGTTTTGTCAAGACGAGCAATAGCTTCATCAAGACGTTGGATTTTCTTTTCTATCCAGTCGAATGTTTCTTTAGTGTCTTCTTGAAGTTTACTTTTGCTACCATTACTGTTGCTTCCGTTACTAGAAGAAGAGGAGGAGGAACCACTTGGCTTAGAATAATGAGCACCAGCAATTTTAGAACCAACTTGATAACTAATACTCGGCACATAAATTTGCCCAGCAGTTGTCATGGTTTTATATGCTTGTTCACCTGCTTGAGCACCATACTGTTGTTTTAACTCTTGTAATGCGTTGCCATTATATGTTTTAATATCTACTGGCACCATATCTATTTTTGGCACAACGCCAATACCAGCCAAGATATTATTCATACTTTCTTGGGTAATTAGACCCATCTTAATCATGTGATTAAGACCTTCAATTACATTCTTATCATTAAATGTTGTACCAATTTCAAGGCTGTCAAGATCAACGCCATCAATTAAAGCATTAATTTCATCACGTATACCGTTTATTGCTGAGGGATCGACATTTTGAATTTCAATTTGAGCAATTATTTGTTTTGATGCTTCACGCCTCAATTCATTAATTGCATCAACATCTCCATATGCGGCTTGGCGAATCATATCTAAATGTTCAATGATAAACGATTCATCAAAATTAAAATCAAAATCACCGATCTTATTACCTTCGGCATCAATAAGTGTGAACATATCCTTTAATGTTGATTTAATTAAATCAATTCCATCAAGATATCCTTGCCCAGCTGTTTCACCAGTTTCTAATGCGCTCCCATATAATCTAAACGCATCATTTAACCTAGACATACCACTTAATAATTGCTTGTTAGCCTTATTTAATCTCGTGGTAACAACAGCGTCGGCGTTTGTAATACCCATTGCCTCCAACTGTTCTTTTGCCCATTCTTGATTTGATTCATTTAAATTATCCAGAACTTTTGTCTGATCAATATACGAATTAATTAAAGTGTCAATTGCTTTTTGAGCTGCGTCTGCATCATTAGGAAACTGTATCATAGTTTCTTCAAACTGCTTTAACGCAGTATTCATAGCCTTCGCCGCTTCATCATCAGATAAGAGTGAAATGTAATTATTAAATGCAGATTCAACAGAGTTAAGTAGTGCGGGGTCTGCGGCACCAACAGCTAAATCATTCGTATCGCTTTGTTTTAAGACAGTCCCATCTTCAGAAAGATATTTCTTATCCTTTTTCATCGCAAGCTGATTCTTGACTGTTTGTTCCCATAGGTCTCCGAGACTTGCGACAGCAGTCTTCATATCTGCCATCGAATCAACCATTTTATCTGCATTAAAAGATAAGTCTATTGGATGTGCATTAGCTTCAGCTTGTGCTTCTTCAATAATTTTGTATATGGTTTCTTTTGTAACAGCCCTCATATCTGTTTCATCTAACTTCAATTTGAGCTGTACCTTTTCATCCATAGATAATTTAGCGTATTCATCTTTTAGGATTTTTGATACTTCTTTATTCTTCTCTGCATAATCTCTAAACCATTCGTTTATAGATTGACTTTTGCCACCAAGAATACTATTAAAGATATTATCATATCCTTCACGAAGACTATCACCGGGATTATATTCACGAATGCGCTCCTCAACTTCTTCTAAATTATTAGCGGCTTCGTCTAATGCTTCTTTGGTTTCTTGATTTGCATCAGATTCATATGCTTTAAGAGCTTTATTGTATTCAGTAACAGCGTCTTTGGCATCTTCTTCAAGACTATTTACAGAATCATTGGTATCATAAGCCATTTGAGCACGAACAGTATTTTCGAGCATCGTGATCATATTCTGATATTCTGTCGGGTCAAAATCTAATTTATTGATCGCATTTTCTATTGACATCACAAGATTTGTTTGTGCCTGTGTCCACTGTGTTTCATCAGACCCAAGTTGTTCTCGAACATCTTGTAATAAATCAGTTAACTGTTCATATGCTTCTTTTTTTGTTGTACCTTCGGCTATTAATATCCCTGAGCCATATTCTCCACCACTGGGGCCGTAAGGATCCCACCCGTTACCGTTCCATTCTGATAAGGCTGAATACTTTTTCAGAATGTCGTCCATTCGTATACCAGTAGTATTTAAATTTTTTCTTTTATTACCAATATATAAATCTTTAAAAACATCTTCAAGAAAACGATCATCACTACCGACAGTGGCATTTATATAATCATTGGCTCTATCAATATCAGTAAGACCATACTCATCTTGCTTTAATACGCCCTCTTTGCCGTATAAATAATCTCTTGCCTTGCTTCTATTAATATTTTCCAATAATTCTAATTGTTCTTGATATTTCCCATTTACAAGATCAATATTTTCTGCCTCTGTCCCATATGATTCAACTAAACTATCTTGTATTCCAAGAAGTTCTTCTTTTAAAGATAATTCTTCGTCTATTGAAAGATTAGAATCTTTTAACTTTTCATGAAGCTCCTTATACTTATTTGTTAAATCACCTACATTTTTTGATGTTTCCTTATATGCAGCGGATGCTTCTTTAAGGTGGTTGATAGATTCTTCTGCTCTCTGATTCTTTGCATTATCAGTAAGCCAGTTGTCCCATATCCATTTACCAGCAGATATAATCAAGTTAGTTGCTTCGGCAGCAATATACCCAATAACTCCGCCTACAACTGCACCAGCCAAAGATGACAATAATGACTTGCCGACATCTAAAATAGACCTGCCAAGTTTTTTTAACCCAGAACTAAATTTAATGCAATATGCTTCCGATAATTTTTGTCCTTCTTTGATTATGTTATTATTCTCTGTCCATGCTCTGCCGTATGCTTTTGCACTTTCAGTAACATTTCCTATATTATCGGCAAGACTATCCATTTGTTCTGCGCTAATATTACCGCCTTGCTCATCATATACTTCTTGTACTTTATCAAGATAGTCTAAATTAGATTGGTTTTTAATATCTGGACTTCCTTGGAAGAAGTTTTTAATACTGTTTCCCATTTTTGGGATAAATTTAAAACCACTTTGCCAGCCTTTCATACCACCAATAATGGCGCCAACGCCAATTAAGGCGGTTCCAAGCATTCCGACTTTATCTATAATGTCTCCAAGACCTTCCGAGATTTGAGTCAAAAAATCAATAAAATTCTTAAACGAATCACGATTAACAGTATCTTGTAATACGCCAACCCATGTCTGCTTTAATGCGTTTAATTTGTATTCTATTGAATCTTGAATAATGCTCATCTCTTTATCGGCAGAGCCAGCCGCACCTTCCATTGTTTCAAGTGCTCGTTCTACTTCAGAAAAATCAGATAATATTCCTGCAAGTACCTGACCTCCACGTTTACCAGCAATTGTCTCTAATAACGATGCTTGATTCTTATCTGTTAACTGATCCCATATTTCAGAAATTTCTTTCAAAAATTGATATGTACTCTTATATGTTGTTTTTGTTTTATCCGTAAATAAAGAAATACCTTGTGGAGTAGAAGCTGTCTTGGTTAAGTCTGCTATTTTGCCTTTTATTACTTCATAATCTTCAAGTGCTTCTTCTGTTTCTTCATCAAGACCTCTAATTCTCATTGAAACGGTACGAAATGCAGTGCCAGTCGTTTCCGCGTTTCTAGTAATTTCAACAGCGGCACTCTCCAGAGCTATCGTTTCTTCAAGTGAATTGTTGGCGGCTTTCATAGCAGCAGAAGAGCGGGTGAGCATTTCACCAATCTCGGCATTAGTCGTAGCAAAAGTATTACCAATCTTGTTAACATTATCCATTATCTTACGTTCAACATCATCGACAGCTATACCATATGCTTGCATAGTCGAAACAAGATAATCGGTTGCATTATCCGTAGTCATGCCGGGAGATATACTTGTAAATTGAGAACTTAATTCAGCCATTCTAGTTGCGGCTTCGTTACTTGAGTAACCTCGTTTTGTTACTTTTTGCTTTCGCAAAAGGGTAGGTCATTTCTGCCTACCTCTGCAATTTTATTAGACTTGCGTCTATCGATTATATTTGCAGACCAGACCATACCTTTATCCTATAAAGGATACCCCCGTATGTCTAATCGTTGCCTTTTAGACTGTGGTCGTTGCGGGACGTGTTTTACATAACACATTACCCTCATGATTATCCATCTCTGGACTTCCCATGATTTGAGAGGGTGTTTACCTATACGTTGCCATATAGGGGGCCTATTTTGTTAAGCCTAGACCAAGCCGCTGCTTGGCTTATAATCTCACTTGTCGTAACACCAAGTTGTTTTGCCACATTAGAAGAGTTCTTATAAAACTCTTCTAATTCATAATTATTCATAGTAGTGGTTTTTCTTAAATCAACAAGTTGAGTATCAAGGTCTTTAATTGTTGATATAGCACTTCTTATAAATCCAACGATTCTGTAGAAACTTGCAAACGAGCCTAAATATGCTAATAATGATTTCCATCGCTTTGAAAGCATTTGGGTCATGGTTTGACCAGCCATACCAGCCCGTTCTGCTTCTCCCTTAATTTGCGCAAGTCTTTGCCAAATCTTTGTTAGGGCTTTTTCAGCCTCTTTAGAATCAGCAGGAAGATTATTCAACGACGCTTCGAATGAACGCAATTCGTCACCATATACTTTATTAATCTGACCCTTATTTTGCATTTCACCAATACTCTTCAATAAAGACGCACGGCGATTTGCAATTTTTGTTTCCGTCTTTAATCTTTTTTCCTCTGCGCGTTCTTCTTCTTTTGCAGCCTCTTCAACTTTTTCCTGTTCTTTTTTCTTCGCATTAGCTACGCGTCGAGCAGATTCTTCAGCCGCCTTTGCTTGCGCATCCCTTAATTTTTGAGTAGAATCAGCAGTACGTTCTTCAACTTTTTTTAACTGTTCTTCTGTTAAGGATACCTTTTTCAACTCATTTAAATAAGTTTCTAATTCTCGTACTTTTTTCTGACGATCAGTAATACGGGAATCTCTTGGATTATCAGTATGATTATATAATGATTCTAATTCTGCATTAATCTTATTAATCGAATTAATTGTTTTTACTCTTGCATCAATGTTTTGCTGTTCTGTAGTTTTAGAAGCAATCGCCTCTTTAGCTTCATTAATTTGTTTCGTTGTAGCTTTTAACACAGTCGCAACATCTTTTAATGAGTCTCCTTGTTTTGCCAGTTCATTGATAGCATTTAAGAATGAATTATCATTAATTGGCTCGTTCAGTATTTTCTTTATTGATTCTAAATTTTTAACAAGATTAGTAATCCTGTCCTTATCATTGTCAGCTAAATTGCTAATAATTTTATTCAGGTATTTAAACGCATCAGCCTCTCCACTTAATCCTTTTAATGATTCTACAATTGAAGATAGAACCTCTTTATTCGCAGAAACAAACTCGCGCTTACCTTCTGCAGCATCCTTTGATTTAGAAGCAACATCTTCCATTTTATCTGCTTCTTTTTGTTCTGCATCGGCTGCTTGATTAGCAGAATCTACAACGGGAACGGCTTGATTTTGAGCATTCATTTGTTGCAATGTTTCATATGATGACTGCATTTCTTGTATAATTGAATCAATGCCTCCACCATTCATAACAGAGCTTTTCCAATCCTCAATAGGATTTGGTTTATTTTTCAAATACTCATAAATATTACGAATTGCGTCTTGAGTTGTACCGGCGTCTTTAATAACATCACCAAATTGTTCTCTTAATTGTTGTAAAAATATAAGTGCATCCGGTTTATCAAATGTTCCCATTTGAAAATTTTCAAGACCAATCACCCCACGAACCTTGGCAAATTCATCACCCGGAAACTCTTGACGATCCTTTTTATCAAAACCAAAACGCGAATGAGAAACAAAATCACGTACCTTTTGCCATGTATCATATTGTCCCTTTTGCAATTTGGTAATGCCGCTAGATCCTGATAAAATGTCTATAATATGTGCATATGAAGAAGTTTCAAGAGTTGTTCCATTTGATAACTCCTTGAATAAACTTTTTACCTCTTGTTTTAATTTTTCGAATACATCCTTTGAAGCTCCAAAGTTATCAATAATTTTATTTGCAACTTCACCAGACACATACTCTAGTCTTCGTTCTTCTTCTTCTAATTGTTCTATGGTTTTATCTGTTTTTGTAACTGAATCAGCAGTAGTACCAGTAAACGATGATGATATATTTGTAATCGCTGTTTCTATTGTGGTTAATTTTTGCGCGATTGCGTCTAAAGACCCGCCAAACAAATCTTTCTTTGAAATATCAGACAAAAGTTGTTTGATTTCTTTGAGTTGTTCAACTACTCCTTTGAGTTTGATTTGATTATCACTAATTTCAACTACATCAGTTTTTCTTGTTTGCGTAATTTTACGCATATTAGCAAGATATGTACTTTCAGCATTTCCATTTGGTAATTTTAATCCTGATAAATCCATCATAAAATCAGGATATGCGGCTGCATCCGCTAATATTTTAAAGAAATCAATGAGTCTATATATTTTATCTTCTACTGAACCTAATTGTTGTACGTTAATAGGAGAGTATCGATCAATTAATGTCTGCATACCACCCGGCAAATTCAAAACATTATTTATAGATGCGAACAATAAATCTTCATTGCCAGCTCTTCCAACAACTCCTTCATACATTTGTTGATATTTTGTATAGACGCCTCTTTGATAATTATTAACTTTATTTGCCATTTGCATGGCATCAACATTAGATATACTATTAATACGTTGATTTGTTTCATCTAACTTCTTTAAAAGAGTATCTATACTTTGTATGATACTAATGAATCCATTGTTATCATCAACTGAACCTAATGTATTTTTAATTGATTCTAAATGTTGAGCAATTTCAGACAACATGGTATTAAACTGAGAAACCACTGATGGATCAAATACCCCATTAGCGCCGCCAGCTATACCATTGACAGAAGAAGAATTCGCTTTTTCTAAATCATGTTTTGTGTCAACTAACTCTTGTTGCGCCTCAGCGTCTCTACGAGCAGCTTCACCCTCATTATCAAATGCAGTTGTTGTTGAATTAGCAGACGTTTCAACATCATTATTTGCTTTGGCTGTACCACTTAAGTTTTCACGCGTACTTGCTAACTGCTGGTCAATTTCCTGTAGGGATTTCCTTGTACGTAAACCAATTACATTTCCTTTGTCATCAAATATTTTTTCTCCTGCAGTCTTTAACCTTTGCATTTCTTCGGCTACAAAGTCCACAACATCTGTTTTAATTCCTGAAAAATCCATAAAGTCTCTATAAATGGAATCTTGCAAATTCATTTTAGATGTTGTATTTTTGTCGCCAATTTCCTTTGTCGATTTTGCCAGTGCATCATATGCAGTATTTCTTCCTCCATTAAATTTCCACATTTCCTTTTGGAGGCTAATAATTCTGTACAAAGTGCCAATATATTCTTCCGACTCTTGATCCCCAGAATCATATAACATTTTTAAGTGTTCCATTGATTCTCGAAGAGCGGCATTAAGTTCATCGGAACCTTTTTTGATACCACTAATATTAATTAATTCATCAAATGTTTTATGTTTAACACCACCGGAAGTCGTACCACCTACCGCTTGCCCCTCAAGCTTTTTGGTTTTTTCTAATTCTTCGTTTAATCTAGCAACTTCTACTGCATGTTTTTTAACAAGTTCCGTCCTATCTGCTTCAGCATCACGCAATTCCTCTTCTAATGATGCAATACTTTTTTTTAATTCCCTTACTTCTTCAACTTCAAGATTATAAGCCGTCTGGCTTACACTTGCGTATAATTCACGCTCACAATCTTCAAGCCTTTCCTTTAATTCTTCAATTTCTGCTTGCGCTCTAAAATATTTATCACCAACAGATTGCATATCACCAGCGGTGTACATGCTATCCATTTCTTCTTTTAAACGCCGAACAGTTGATTCTAACTCTTGTATTTTCCCGTTTAATTCTTCTATTTTTGAAGCAGCACTACTATTTAGTATTGATTCCGGAACATAAACTCCTTCGGCAAATTTACCAAAAGCATCTTCGATAGATGTAACATCTACATTCGCCTCTGTTAATAATTTAATTAATACCTTAAAGGCTTCTTGGATTTCAGAAAATTTACCAAGATCAACATCAAACATTTCTCCGTCTTTACGAGTTTCATTTATTTTATCTAATTGATCTTGGACAACATGTAAAGTTTCATTTACCTCTCTACGTTTGCTTTCTTCTGCGGCTTTAAATTGTGCTTCAGATTCTGTGATGGCTTTTCTTTGTGCTTCATTCACTTCATATGAGGCTTTTGCCATTTCAGTTTTAATTTGATCGCTGATACCAGCTAAATTTAAAAATTTCGCTACATAATCTTTATCTACACTTTTGAATATTGATTGTAATATATCTACATTAGAACCAACTTTAAGCGATATATAATCTGGACTTAAACTTTTTACTACTTCATCAAATATACCCTGATATTTACTAGTTAGATCTTTTCCAAAATACTCACCAAATTTTTGAAGCTGCAAGAAAGACTTTGTAAAATTTTCCGTTTGCTTATCTGTTAATTGTTTGCCATTTACTATTAATTTTTCATATGCCTTATCAAGTATTTGTGTTAATTGATTTACTTCTTTTTGTACAGTAGCATTATCAAAAATTTGCTGTTTTGTTGGTTTAAAATCTTTATCTAATTCTTCTTTGAAACGTTGAACCGATTTTTTACCAACCTTCAATCCGCTATCATCAACTTCTATTTTCGCCTTATGTTTTTTTATGTCATCAAGCTCTCTTCCCAACTCTTTTGTTTTATCTGTGGCATTGAGGACAGCTTTTGCAAGGTCTCTTAAATCAGTTTGTTGTATCGAAGTATCAAATCTCATTGAATCTCCCATAATATAAACTCCTTATGTTAATAATTTGTCTACCGCTTTTTTTACTTTATCAATTATTTTGTTGTACTCATCCTGTTGTTTTGATCTTATTTCACTAACTTTTTTCTTCATTAAAAATTCCATTCTATTATATGGACTAAAAGTATATAAAGCGGGTCTGCCCCAATATTTAAATGTTGGGAATGGTCTTTTCCAATATGGAACACCCTCATGCGGATGTTCTTCCCCAAACTTTGTTATGCCGCTTCTAGCGCCACCATGATAACCTTCTTTCAATGAATTTTCATATATGTATTCATTGTATTCTCTTGAAATATATTGATCCATATAGGCCTTGTCAAAATTAACAATCAATTCCGTGCCAACCAAATCAATCCTATAAGAATGCAATAAACTTTCTTCTCTTTCATAAAAGATAGGAGAGTATGATCTATACCATTGAACAATAACATGATGGGCAATGTCTTCTAGTGCTTCTTTATACATTTTTGGGTATTTGTTATTCATTCTGTCAATATCTTCTTGTGCTTTGTATATCGTATCTAATGCACGTTGAGCATCTCTTAACCGCATAGTTATAATACCTCCTATCTGATAATTTATATTTATCGCACATGCGTTATTTTCATATTAAAAAAAGCCCAAGGGCGATTACATCCCCTTGGGCTAATAATCACTTAGTTATTTTGTTCCATTTGCGACATTAATCGCTCAACTGCTTTACGATCTTTATCATCAACAGCCATATCCATTACTTCTTGAAGTCTATCAAGCATCATTTCTTTGCTTTCAGTTCTTGAATAACCATTATTCATTCCGCGACCTCTGGAATAGGAACCTCCTCGATTATACGCTGGCATCATTCTACCTGATCTACCGCGCATATAACCGTTCATTTGAGAATATCCATTGTCTTGAGATATACCAATTTGGTCAATATCTTTAATAATATCAACAAACTTATCAATAAGCTCAACGTCTTTACTGTCAAGTTTTTCTTTCTTTGCTATATCATCAAGTTCACAAAACATCATATCATATATCTTATCTAATGTATCCATCTAATACCTCCTTCCTACGCAATCCTGTTTAAATCAATTATTGCCTGCTGAACGTCTATTGACTGTGTACTAGTATTAGTAATAGATACATTCTGATAACAACCGCGAGGAATAGGTATTTCAACAGAACGACTAACATTGAAAAAGTCTCCAACCGCCACCGGAGTAACAACCATAGTCGTTGCTGGTTCGGTAACACCGTTTACTGTAACTGCCAAACTAATGGGCTCAACAGTACCGCCAGTACTAATTGCAATATTCGCACTAAAATCAATTGCAAGTCTCCCGTAAGAAGCACACGGGTTATTTACAATCCCACGAACCTGAAATAATCCAGAGTCGTTTTGATGTAAAATAAGTCCTTTGTTACACGGGAAAAAGTCATTACTAAATATAACAGTCCCGTTAGCTGGTACAGTTTGTGTTGTGTTTTCTCTATATTCTGCCATTATTATATCCTCCATTATTTGTAACTTAATCTTCAGTAAGAAGAAAAAGCTGGTACCAAGATTGACCAAAAGTCAAAAATTTCAATAGAAAAACGGATGTGGATTATATAATCTATATGACACGCTAAACACCTCCAGAATAATATTCTTATTCGCTTTGCTCTTGTTTATTAAGTTCTTTTAAAACCGCATTGATCACTTCTTCTGACAAATTCAGACCTTGTTTTATATTGTAAAGTATTGCTGTTGTACTATATTCATTTTTGCAAAAATCATCATATTTCATATCTAATAATGATGAAAATTCAATATATTCAGACTTAGGTATTGCAGAAATTAAATCCTGTAAAGCACCAATTTTATTTAATTCATCATATTGTTGGATAAAAATACCGTCTTCAAAATTTATTTCAATATCTGTATATAATTCAATAAGTCTCATCATAAATAAAACATATCTTGCTGATGTATTTAGTTTAATAAATTCATGATCACCATCTTTTACATGTGTAGTACATTCAACCAATTTTGTGCAATATGAATCTTTCATAATATAATCAACATATTTATTAATGATATGTTTTTGTAAAAATTCATTAAATGTTTTTTCATTCACTTTCGATTGATTCTTATATGAATTACAAAACGTCTCTACTGATATTTTTTTCTTTTCCATAATCACTAATTCTCCTTTTAATCATTTTTTTATTTAACCCAAAACTTAAATTGATAACCGTCATTCGTACTAATCAGATACTCGCCATTAGAAGAGAAGCACTTGATTTCTTTTATCTGTGTGCTCTCATTCGGGTTCATAATCTGCATACACTCGTCACTGTTAACAATAAAATTCCGTTCTTTTAAAAATTGCTCGATCTCATTTGAATACATTGGTATCACCTCCTGATATCCATATATCCATTTACTTCCTAATGCGGTTTACCGCTTCGCCTATACATATAGCATCCGCCTCATCATCCGTTTTTGGGACAAACCCATAATGCTCCGTAACATACGCAATAGAGTATTCCTTTTGTTCTGGGCGATGCCCATTACGACCATTCGGAAATCCAGGTATATATTTGCGCCACGCACTCGGCATAATGAAGTGATACTCAACATCATGCGACAGGCACCAGCCCATCACTATACCGTGAAGTCGGCTTAAGCATTTTAATGTCTTCGGGTTATATCCTTTGAATGAATCCTCGCTATATACTACCGTAGGCTTAAAATAATCGAGCGCACTGATCAGCTTCTTACCCATAGCCTCAGTGCGCTCGTCTATATCTTTTATCTTCTCAAAGTCAATTACATATGACTCTTTATATTTCTTATTATTCCAAACCGCTATACCGGATTTCTTTGTGGAGAGATCGAGGCTGACTAGTTTTTCTATCTTACCCAATCTTTCTTCTCCAATCTTTCAGCGTAGCCCCTACGTATATGATTAATAGAGGCCACTGTTATTTCATTTTTAAAATCTGGATGTGAAGCCGTATATTCTTCATAACGCCTAATATCATCCATACATTGATCCCAAGAATCCTTGCTACATAGTTTACCACCTTGAAGATCATCTTCAAATCGCAGAATTCTTACTCTTATCGTAGTTGCTTGATTCTCGTCAATCTTATGTTCCAATTCCTTTAATTTTCTATCTGAGTTTTCAACCTTTTTATCAACGGCATCTACTTTATCATTTACTTCTTTTACACCAAGAAATTTACCAATCGCTCTTCCAATAGCAGACCACGGATTAATTTTTATCTTTGATACTTCAACAAACGACAATATCAAGATTATAATCATCGTAATCCAACCGGGATTATTCTTAATCGTTTCCCAGATACTATTCAGGGTCATTATTACCACCTTTTTCTATAAGTTGCTTAAATACCTGATGGAGTCCTGTAGCCGCTAAGCCACTAACCATTCCGCTCGTAAATGCCATAAAACTAAATCCTTGGGTTAAAAATCCAAATCCTGCACCAAGTATACCCATTATGAGAGGTATAAAACGATCAGGGATCTTATCTATCTTTTTAATCATGTACCCGATACATAAACATGCAATGATTATGATTTGAACATAGTACTCACTAATAAAGCCTAAATCCATAATACTTCCCCCTTTCTATGCTTTAAATAAATGCTTCGTCTGCATCATCAGTATCTTCACGTATCACATAATGTTTAATGGTTGTCTCGCTACTTTCATGTCCCAACAGTTTTTGCGCCGTCTCAACCGATTTACCTTCATAAACAACAATGTTCGAAGCGCGTGATTCTCGGAGTATGTGAGGATGTATCCGCCTACCAACCAACTTGGTCAGTAGGTCTTTACACCAATCATTAAAAGTGGTTTCACTAACTTGGCGAACATTACCCTCATGATCCTTTGTTATAAACATGTACGGGCAATCATCATCTCCACGAATCTCAAGCCATTTCTGCAGGGCTTGCATAGCATCTTCGCTAAACTGGAGTTTCCGTACTTTACCAATCTGGCTATGTCCTTTACATCTGATGTTATGTGTTTTATAAGATACCGACTGTGCCTTTACTTTATTTCCGTCTTCATCATTTATTTCTATTTCTTTCACGATAGGAGAGTAGTTAACCACTTCCTTGAGTAACTGTCTCGATTCCGCTCGTCTGCATCCGGTAGAATACGAAAACTTTAACCATGCGAGAATCTGCCACTTACCTAACTCCTCAAGCTTATGACACAGATCATCATACTCCTGCGGTGTAAGCGGTTGCTTTTCATGTACGTATCCGGTCTGCACAACTTTCATACTCGATGTTACAAAACTCCTGAACATCGGATACTCGTCCTCATAATATTCCATCATATAATTACAAAGAGAACTAATAACCGACTTCCTTAATTTGATAGCAGATTCAGATAACCCTCTGTTAGTTAACCAATTAAGATACTTGATAAATTCTTTCTTCTTAATATCAAAAGCGTTCTTATCTCCAAGGTTCTCATGAACCCACCAAAAGAATATCCTTAGATTTGAGTTATACTGTATTTTTGACTTATCAGATAACTCAATTTTGCTATCCAAAAATTCCTGAGCGAGGTCTCTATTGAACTCGTTCACTTGCTGCCACATTTCAGGCGTGACGTCGTCACACTTTTTTGCAATTGTCCCCATAAGACTTCCTTCCTTTTATTCATCTGTATATACAATATATTAAATATATTGAACACAATATATAATTGCGCCAAAATATATTGTGTGTGATATATTCGGCGCGTTATTACTATCTAATCAATTCCAAGATACTTCCTAGTACATTGACAACGTCTTCCAATTCATCATACGTATTCTGATTTGACAAAGTGAACCGTACACACTCATGTGCTTCTGCCTCTGTTAATCCATACGCTAATGCCACATGACTGGCTTTATCAGAATCAGTAGAGCATGCTGATCCTGTCCCGATGTAAATGTTGTAATCATTTAACAGATTCATCAGTGTTAATCCGTTCACACCGGGAAAGCGGATATAGATATTGTTCGGCAACCGGTTCTCTTTTGTACCAACCAGTACACCGCCAAGTTTCTCTAACTCCGCTAATAAAAAGCTAGTTTTATGTGCGAGTGATTCCACATCATAGTCGATCAACTCAAATGCTTCTCCGAGACTTGCAATCAGTGGGGTAGCAGGAGTACCGCCTATTAACCCTTGTTCTCCAAAGATAATAGGAGATAGTTCGTTCGCAAGTATTTGACGTGCGTAAAATAAACCGCTGCCCTTTAAACCGCCAATCTTTTGTCCAGACATAGAAAGTGCATCAATACCCATCTCATCCACATTAATAGGGTAGTACGGTATATATTGTGTAGCATCACAGTGAAAAAAAGCCTTGTCATGCCGATGCACTATTTCAGATATCTGCTTCACGGGTTGTATTATCCCTGTCTCTGAATTCGCCATCTGGACACTGACAAGGCAATATTTCCCCACATCCTTACACTGTTGTACAAGGTTCTCTAACTGTTCCAAATCTACAATTCCACTTTTATCCACGGCTACCAAACGCTTCGAATACGGCAGCCAGTTATATAATTCCATAATGTCGTTGTGCTCCACGGCGGAAGTCACAAATAAAGTCTCCGGATGTTTACGGATAAATCCCTGTATCAACACATTGTTTGACATCGTAGCACCAGATGTAAAATATATTTCGTCTTGATCACAAGACAATAACTCGCTGATTTTGCTATGCGTGTGAGACAGTACAGCATGTGCTTGCAATCCCATCGTATGCTGTGAACTGGGATTACCATACATGCCCTCGGCAACTTCTACGAACTTTGCCAATACTCTCGGATTCACTGGCGTAGAAGCGGCGTTATCCAAGTATATTGGTTTCATATTATTACCTCTTTTCTATCCATTCTTTATACGCTTCTTGTGTTGCACTTTTTTTAAATACAAATATTATAATAGGCTCACCAGTTTTATTATCGTGTGACACGTAAATATGAACTGGCTGTATCCCCTTGTCCCAGTAGAACGCTGCCTGTTTTGGATTCACAATTATTATATTGTCATCAAAATCAATTGTTCTATTGGTCATACTGGATCGTATTTGCATAACCGTTTCATTCCTTTCTAATCACTATTCCTCTGTGTACTTAGGTCTACGCCTACGAGGTCTTTTATAAACAATTTGTTCATCAGTCGCATCTACTTCAACAGGCTTCTTCACATCGCTTGTATTATTTTCAGTAATCTGTTTATTAATAACTGGAATTTCGTCTGCTTGATACTGCATGATCTTATCTACACTTGACTTAACCGAAGATGTGACATTATCCGAATTTACATTTAAAGACACTAGTTTATTATATGCATCTTCTTGCGTTATTATTTTCCCCTCATAATTACTACACGTTCTAAATATTTCGCGGCACACTAATGAGCAATACGTTGCCTTCCAAGCTTCCTTCGCCGCATTTCCATTACAATGTGGGCAATATTTATATTTTTTCCCACATACCAAACATTCTCTTTCTTTTGACATAATATATCCTCCTTTTGTTCTATAAAGCTCTCGGTGAGACTTGAACTCACAATCTACTGATTACAGGTCAGCCGCTCTACCAAATTGAGCCACAAGAGCATAAAAAGGAGCAGTATATTTCAACCGCTCCTCATTATAATTATTGTTCAAACTCAAGTCCGGTAAGATCAAGTACCATCGTTTTCTCTTCGGTTCCGCGCTTCTGAATAATACTAAAATTCTCTGAAACATTTGGTTCAACCAAGAAAACAGTATGCTTGTTTTCAAGATTAATGATTTCTTCATATTCAGTCGTTGGCAGAATCTGAACTAAAACAGATGTTACTGTCGGATCAATGTCCTCATACCGAAGTGCAATAAAGTAACCCTCACCCATAGCTCGTGCAAGAGGCGAAGTCTCTCTATCCTGATAGTATAATGTACCAGTAATAGCGTTGTTTGCAACTACCACATTACTCTGTATATCACTAACTTGAGTGCCGTGCATTTCTACCTCATCAGCCTCGGCAATAACTGTGAGGTCAATTATTCCCCCTCTTCTTCTGTTACAACCGTCTCAACGATTTCCTCATCAGGATAGTAGATGTAATACAGAACCTTAGAACCAGAGCAGTAATCTACCTGAAGAGTACCATTAAAGTCTGTCTCCTGATTCTCGGAAGAAAGATTCAGAGTGATAGAAGGATCAGCCATGAAGTTAGGAATAACAACATAAGCAGGCTTCAGAGTCTCTGAACAAGGATCAACATAAGATACATACAGTGTAAGAGTAACTGCATCCGGGAACTTATCTGCAGTGTTTGTAAGCTTAATACCACTCTCAACCTCTCTTGTGTACATTACAAGATAGCTAACAGGGTAGTCTACACCAGCTGTTGTTCCAGTTGCAGGAAGAGTGATCTTAGAACCAACAACCTGAAACTTAAGTGTATCAAATGATGCTGTATCAGTTGTCTTTGTAAGCGCTTCAGAGTTAGCGCCATTACCATAGATACCAATTACCTTGATTGTATCAGTATCTGCTGTTTCATCGGTGATCTCTGCACCCGGAGCTGCGATAACAACCTTCGGCATGTCAATCTTCTTTGTAGAAGTTGCAGACTCGATTGTAGAACCAGAACCAGCATTCATGATTGCAGGATGAAGGAACGCATTAGTAGATGCGAACTCACCGTTCTTAGATTTGTAAATACGACGAACTACGTTGCCGTTCTTATCAGTGATCTCACGAGGATCAGAAGAAATAGTGATGGTTGCATTAGACAGCTGATCTACTGTATAATAAATCGTGCTCTGAGCAAAGTCAGTTGCAACTGCCTGAAGAATCTCATCAATAGTATGATTTCCTAAAATGAAAGACATAGTGTTCTCCCCTTTCTAACAATAATCAAACATATATGTTTATATGAATGTCGATACTTAATCACTCGCATTATTCGTCAAATAGGTTTCATGAAATTATATTCATCAGCCTTTATCTTGCTGCCGTCAATCATACCAGAATACATTCCCTTTTGTAATGCAGTGCATGATTCATAGACTTGTAATCTTTTAACACTGTCATAAAACTGGAATATCCCCAATTGGCGCAAACTATCTGACCTATATTTAAAACCCGGATGATTACAACAAGCAGATATTAATGGCAATAATCCATTATTATCATCAAAATCACCGTTGTTAATTTTAAACTCTAAATTCTTTAACTCGCGTTTATCTTTCTCAATAAACCACTTTTTCATAATAGAATCATTAGTTAATTTTTCATCAGGGTTAATATTAAAAACTGCTCTTAAATATTGTGATATATGAAAATATACTTCTTCATTAATTTCTATTCGGTTATTAATATCATATAATACCTTAACAGTATCTTCTGTATCTGGAAGTTTTTTTTCATATATACCAAAATCAGTAAAATCAATATCAGGTAAAAATGTTTGATATACTTCCTTATCCGCAGACGAAATAAGTCTCATAAATAACTCAAAGTCTGATACCTTATTCCAATCCATACCTTTTTCCCATAATTGCAATCGAAACGCAGTTGTATTTGTTGTGAACAAATTTAACGTGTTATAATATTTTTTTTCACCTATTGAAACAATGTCGCCCAATGATGGTTGAGTCATAACTATAATGCCATCTGCGGAAGGAACATCAATAACGTATTTATCTCTAAAAAATAATTTGAGTTTGTCAAATTCTATTTTAGGATTTCGTGATTTTATTTTTAATGTCTTTCCTTTATTTAACTGCTCTTTAGCCATTATGTACGAATCTCCTTCGTTACAATTCTTGATTGTTCACCATACTGGGTTTTAGTTACATTGTTATCTGTGGCTTGTGTAAATACTAATGTTCGACATGGCCAATGGTCATCAACAACAGACTCATTATCTGCAACAATTTGAATTCTTCTGCCAAAATAATTAGTAAAATTAAATTCATTTTGAATTAATGCCGCTAATAAATCATGTCGTGCAATGCCGGTGTCTCTGTCTTTTATATTCTTTTGCTCACACAAAATTACAAACGTTATATGTAAATGACGTTGTAAATCATTGTACATACGAGAAGAGTTAGTAAAATTACGTTCAACGTTCTCATATCCAACAGTAAAACAAATATAATTTTGCGAATCAGTTTGCGTGTCTGGAATAAAATAATACGGTAATATATTTACTCCAAAATATTCATCATTTTCAGCTTCAGCTTCTTGTAATTTTTTATTATCAAGAACATGAATAATATCATCATTATCAAGTAACTTTCGCTTTATGATTTCTTTAATGCGTATATTGTCATTATCAGTTTCATACTTAAGATTTGCGAGGCGTTTTGAATCTTCAGATGTCCATTCTTTCATATGCGCCTCCTTATAATGCAACTATTTGCAGTTGCAATTCTGCGACTATTTTGCCGCGAGTATTTTTTACAGTCAGTACCTTTCCTAAATAAGATTCATCACCTAAAAACTTTATCTTAATCGTATTACTAGACGACTGTTGTTGAGAGATAACTTTTACTAACTCCGAAGCATCTGTGTCGTCTATAAAGTACGACCATTCACCCGGAGTCTGATCATTAAGAAGTTCGTTAGAATTATAATAGGATACGGTTACTGCTTTATATGTACCGTTTACTTTGATATGTGGCTCTGATCCAGCATATGTTATTACTGCATAACTACCGTAATCTCTTGGATCAGGAGTTGGTGGATTATCAGACGGGAGATTAGACTCTTTAAAATAATTAGCCCACATACCCACTATATTGCCATCTTTATCCTTTTCAATATAATCATGATGAGGGTCAAACGTATCTTGCTTCAACGTGTACAAGATATTACCTCGATTTGCAAACGGCTCAACTTTACTAATACGCCAAGCGAGTGGTTGCAATAGATCTACAGAAATAATTAATCTATTATCGTAGAATAGATTTTTGGTAATATCATTGTACGGCAGAATACATTTTGTAATGTTGTCAGGGCTTTCGAATACCCTGTCCATCCACAGGCCGCTCGTATTGACAATGTTACTTTAACAGTTCGTTAAGCTGTTAAAGAATTATTTATATTATAATAATTACAATAACGATCATACTTTCTTTTAAGATATATTTCTGCATCTTTATATAACCAATCCAAAAATATTTTACATACATTTCTTCCACTAATAGTAAAAACTTTTGTAATTCCATTATGGCAAGATGCATCGTAAACAAAAGAATTTAATTTTAATTTTTCCTTACATATATCTTTTAATTTTTGACAAAAAGAATTGGTTGCGGTAATGGTAACAACTATAGGTTTATTATCTTTACTTTTAATTTGTTGATATATACTTCCATCACCATCAAAAACACCACGTATATAATGAGATATTAAATCTTCGTCAAGCCATTCTGGAAACCCAATTACAAGGCTTTTATTTGGAACAATACCTTTCTCCGCTAATTGCTCACACATATGTATGCTAAACATTTGCAACTCATAAAGATTTTCATAATCATACCCAAAAGTATGCTTATTAGAATTGTCTATAAAACGCAATGGTTTTTCGCTTCCAATTTCTAATCTAATTTTTTCTAATAAATCTTTATCAGACTCTTGCAACCCGATAGATACAGTTCCTTTATCCATTTTATTACATCCATCAGCGTGTAACAGCCCTAATATATAAGCTTTATTTGGAGCGTCAATTATATCAAAATAATTTTCATTTAATTGGTATTTTCGATGAAATCTTTTAGCATCTCGATGAATACCATGTTCTTCTAAAACTTTTAATATAACATGATGACCACAATTATATTTCTTTGCTATCACAGTACAAGAACTTCCCTCTTGATATAATCTAACTATTTCATCTTTTTGTTCTTGGGTTGCATATCTAATGTCAAATCCATGTTTAACATTATGAGTTTTTCTAAGAAGCTCATATATTACGGTATCACAAACCCCATATTCTTCTTTTAAATCTTTAACCATCTCACCATTAAGGTATCTTTGTATAACTTCGTTTTGTTGATCGTTTGTTAATTTTGGTTTATTCATTGTATATTCCTCCGAAAAATAATCAATATAAAAAAGACAGTAATCTTCGCATTCGGAGTACGAAGAAAGGGGAGCTACCCCATGTCCTGTCTTTGTTATCAAATCAATATAAATAATTTTTCTGTACCTCTCGGCACAGTCCAGATCATATCAACACCATATCTATTGACTTAGGTGGTTCCCATTACCTCACTTGAGGACTTGATCGTTGAACCTTCCCTTTCGGGCTTGGCTGCTGATTGTCTCTATCTATTAGATTGTTACACTTCGGTACTAATAGCCTAACAAGAGTTCCCAGCAATTAGAGAACTTTCGACATAAGGTTTCCCTTATGAAGCGCATACATTTACGAACTTTGCGACCTTTCAACTCCCCACATCTCACATTTCTTTCCATTATAAACCCATTGGAATTTATGACCACATGGAAGAATAGACCATGTCGGGAAATCATGATTAATTGCATCAGCCGTAGAAACTACGAGCCAACGATTCCAAATACCATGTTCATCTGCGATATCCAGATATAGCCCAGTCGGGAAGACCGAATCGGTCGGTTCCTCAAACAATTTATGGTAATATGGAACGTTACACTGATAATTTGGCTTAAACATAATACGGCTATCAACCTCGTCCTTATTTAACGTACGGTAACTATTCAGAATATACTTCAGTTCTACTGGCGTTTTTGTTTTAGACTGTTCTGGGTTCAATCCTTTGTTTTTGTTCGGTTCATCGTCGTGGGTGTAGTCGTACAAATACCCAACACAACTCGCCGGATCATCATACCATGTAGCCTCAATTATATCCTGTGCCTCATAACTATGCCGTTGACCAGTGGTGTTAATACCACTACAAATACCGTGTGCTCTCTTAAATGCGTTGATATCCATTTATACACACCTCCTTACTCCGTCAGTTTGCACTGTGTTTCAGGGATGCACATCACTTTTGCACCCGCATCTAAAATAAGTTTACGATATTTCCTTAAATCAAAGTCTGGTTTTATTAATGTTTTGGCTTCTTCTAATAAACTTAACACAGTGACTATTTCCTGTGGTTCATTTAACAGTTTATTAAAACCATCAATTTGCCATAAGAGAGTAGTGTGTGCCGTTTCTAAATCTACATCTGGAAACTTTTCTTTGGTTTCCAAATCCTCTGCTACAAGCAATAGGAAGAATATTCGTTTTCTTAATATGTCTTTTGTTTCAGCTAATTGAGCCTGTGAAAATTCGCCATACTTATGTGGAATTTTTAATACATGTGTTGCCATTATTTATTACTCAAATAAGAATTATAAATATAACCTTTGTCTCGAAGCATAGAGCGAATTTTATGTTCAGTGTCAGCCTTTAATTCTCGCAATTGAGCCAAGTGCTGTTGCTGTGAGAAAAATCTCTGTTCCTTACTATTAGTAACCATTTGGTTAATTAATGTGGTGGTTTGAACCTTTGGGGTAACCCACTCTAAAACCAAAGCATTACCAAGTAATTCCTCTACAAAATTTTTGTCAGCATACTCATCAGCTGAATTAATTAAAACATATTCCATAGTTGCTAATTCATCATCAGCAGAAAACGAAGCGAATATTCTATAGATGTATGGATGACTAATGGCAGAGCGAAGCCAATCAAGCATCTGCGCAGTCATATTTGGTTCGTCAAGATTTGCGAATTCATAATCACGTATCTTATTCATAAACCTAGAATAAACATCATTATAAGAAGATGTCATCTATACACCTCCTATGTGCTACTGTGTTGAAAAAAGTTCACCAATAAGGTTAAGGTCTGTCCCAAATAATTCATCCAGAGCCTTAATCTTTTTCACACTGTCAAGACGTCCATTTGCCACTTGCGTTGACGCAATAGTCTTTAAAGATGAGATAGCAGTTGGCGGAAGATGATTAATTGCCTCAACCATTTCCCTAACCGGAAGATCAAGAATATGTTTTAAATCTCGTAATGAAACCTGATCCTCGTAAAATTTAGTTAATGCTGGGAATTCAGCAATAAAATCATTATCCTCAATCACAAAATACGGATTATAAACATACTCCGACTTTGTTCTGACCGCAGCTACTAAATCACGATATTCAATATCTGTTACATCACCATAGTCAGAGAAAGAGTAAAGCATTCCAGTTTTAGGCCCCTCAAAGTATAAACCGCCCTGAATAACTGATTTACATGCCACACCATCTCCGGGTGCAAATTCTTTCTTAACAACTTCTTCTAGTGTCTCTTCATCAACAATTTTCTTTTGCATTGCTCTCGCCATAATTTGTTCTCCTTTTAATCATAAAGAGGAGAGGAATTCCCCCTCCTCTGTTAAATAACCATTATTAGATAGTCCACTGACCAAACTGACGACCGATTACTGTTGCTACACCAAAGCGTCTCTGAACCTCGTAGGTCTGGATATCGCTTGTGTAATCACCACGTTCCATCTTCTCCAAAATTTCAGTATCACCTTCGTCAACAAACTTAACGAATTTTCCAGCTTCACCAATTGCAGGAAGAATCATAAGAACGTTAGACGGGAATACTTTAGCCGTAAATGTTTTGTCCTTAAATCTATTCGGGATAGTAACAAGCTTTGTACCTTCATAAATACCAATGTTACCAGTATTCATTACGGAATCCTTCTGACCTGCAGCTGCCCAATATACATCAGCAAGAGCACTGATCTTTGACAGAGCAGACTTTGTACCCATAATAACTACATCTGCACCATTGTTTGCTGCAGATACGTTCTCAACAATTGCATCAAACTGTGCCTTTGTTGCCTGTGAAAGTGTACCAGTACCAACGAAACCAGCCTGTACAGGAAGCTTTGAAGCCGCTGTAGATACTTCAGCATATACCTGAGCCTGAATCTCTGCGATAAATGATTCTGTAATCTTACCAACAAGCTTAGCCCAATCAATCATACCAGTCACATAACGGTTAATATCTTCACCAACCTTGATTACAAACAGATCAGTATGAACGCTGAAACGTTCGCCAGCACCGATTCTCTGAATAATGTGATCATGATGAGATGTACCAGCCTTTGCTACTGCAAGCAGTGCCTCATCTTCAACATAGAAATCAAGTCTGTCATGATAAGCAATAGACTTATCTTCAACCAGTTCCTTATACCAATCAGTTGCCTGCAGACCTACTGTTACAGATACATCTACAGTATCTTCAATAACATCAAACCACTGACGATGATTGTCTCTGATTGCTCTACGAACTGCCTTTGCATCCTTAACATCAGTAATTCCAAGCATCTTATGTGAGAAATCTAATACCTTAGCATTAGCCTCTGCCGTAGAAATTTTCTCGCCGTTATCAAAAATCTCACGACCAAGCGCAAGATCCTGCATAAGATTATTCATGCTATCATAATCTGTATCCATTGCTGCGAATACAGCCATTGTACGCTCATTAAATGTCTTACCCATTATATCTCTCCTCCTTTCCTAGAATTATGCTCCGACCTTATACTTACCATTTTCAAAAGTAACGGTCTTTCCGGCTACCGGTGTGCCAGTGAAACCTTCCTTGGAAACTTCAATAACATCACCAATGCAAAGAACGGCACCCTGAATAACATCGCCCTCTTCATTAACGAACAGACGCTCATCCTGAAGTTCTTTTTCAACATATTCGCTAACTGCGCTATTATACATATAAAGAACTTCGTCATCCGGAAGTGCTGTAACCTCTACATACCAGTAATCCTTATGAGCACGAGAAGCCTCGTTGATTCGTCCTGCAAATCCTTTAGGAAGATCATCCTGCTCATACTGATCAAAAGAAACATAATCTCCACGACCGCAGAGAGTTCCGTTATCAACCTCATCATCAGTGATGACGATATTATAAACATGCTTATACATGTCATTCATGGAAGCTACCTTAGACGGGAAGCTCGCCATATGAAAATTTTTAGAAATATCAATCTTCATTGATTCCTTACTCCTTTCGTAAAATAGGGTATTACCCTCTATTATTTTCTAAATATCCCACCATATCTGGATTTCTTGCCAGACTGGTTTGTTAAAGAGCTGCCAAAAGACTTGGTGCCAAATGTCTTCTTTGTATTATTATCAGAATTAATCTGAACACCATTTACCTTTGCATACTCAAGCAACTGCTTATCCAGTTCTGCCCTAACTTCATCAACAGACATTGTGAAGTGAGTATCCTGCTCTGCCAGTTTCTTGTATGCTTCAGTATCAGCGATCTGTGCATAGCACTTTTCAGCAAGTACCGCTTGCTTTTCAGGTTCAGCCTTAAACGATGCTAATTCTGACTCGATAGAAGAGTAGTTAGCCTTCATAGCGTCCAACGTTTTCTCTTCTTCAGGCGTTACATAGATAGCCTTAACTTCTACGCGCTCGTCTACGAGAGTATAGTTATTCTTCTTAACCTTATAAGATTGCCTATATGCTCTACCAGACCAATATCCACGCATCACAACTTCCTTGGAGTCATCGTAAACAATGACATCATAAAAGTCACCGTCTGCATCAGCATAAGTGTTGTTGACAAGAGAATACAAAGCCTCAATCTTATCATTCAGAGAAACTGCAAATGTTTTTGTTTCATCTCCCTTAGTGATTGTCATGGAGTAGTAGTTCACTTCTTCTTGCTCACCATCAGATGCATCATTGTTAGCATTATTAGCATCATAACCAGTCTCCTGATTTACATTCTGATCGGGCTGATCATTCTGATCCGGTTCATCCTGCTGATCATCAGACTTATCATTGTCTTGATCATCATTCTGTCCATCATCGTCTTGATCATCATCCTTGTCATCATCCTTGTCATCATCACCTGAATCATCGCCTTCACCGGAAGGAGTTACATCGTCATCCTCACCCTTCTTTTTCTTTTTGGGTGCGTCTTCAAAATGCTCTGCAAATAACGCCTCAAGCTCCTCGTCTGAAAGCCCTTCATACTCAAAGTCAATCTCTTCGACTGTCTTGCTATACTTCTTTAAAAGTTCTTCAAACAACGGTTTATTACCTCCTTCCTTTGTTTCTCGTTCGCCCACAGAATAAGAGGCTATATATTTTTCAAGAGATTGTTTTAACTCTTGAATAATATCAATCATTTGTCGTTCTCTACTATCTTCATCAATAGAGAAAACTGTAGCGTGTGCTTTTGCCATACCCGGTTTAGTATCTTCTCCAAGAAGAGTAACAGCACACATAGTCATTTTGTCCACTTGTAATACTTTGTCTTGAGCATCATAAGATATTTCTTCACAACTAATCTCAGCCGACACTGATGTTGTTCCACCACGATGCTCTAAAATATCTGCACAATAATTACCATAATCACGATAAATAAGTGCATCAACCCATACATAATCATTACCAGTTTCTTCATCTGGAATGATTTCAAAATTATTATTCTCGGGAACAACCCCTACAACTTTCTCATCATAAATGATTCGTTCATCACCAGTGAAAAAATCTTCCTCAACATGCATATCATGTGAACCATAATCCATATGTTGATTACCATCTTTATCAGTAGTAATTATCACATTCGCAAGTATTGGTATGTTTGCGAATGTGTTTTTAGCCGCTTTGATTACACTAGTTGTAAATTTTGAATTGTTCAAATTCTTACCAGAGTGCATAACTGCTATTCGAACCCTCATAAAGCGGTTATCTTGGAATGAATCATCTACTTTAAATAGAGAAGGTGTTTGAATTATGTGCTTTTCCGACATAATTATGCTCCTTCCTGTCAATTATTAATTTTAAATTCTTCTTTAATTCGCCAATAATATCCCCGATATTTTCTGTTATTATTCATCGCATTAATTAATTGGTGATGTACATCTGTTGTATTAAAATAACGAGCAACACTTTTCCCACTAGGAAATTCCTTAACTACATTCATATTATCATCGATCATTTCATACGTTTTATCTATTCTGTTTAATTTTCTCACTAACGGTTGATTGTATGGTGTAATTAAATATCCTTTACAACTACCACCTCTTTTTAGCACCTTTGCTATTTCACCGCTTGGACATTTTAAAAAATCTTCCGCTTCTTTATAACAAGAGCATCGAGTAATATACCAACCTTGTAAGTCATAAATTTTGACTGCTCGTAACTGTCTAGACATTGGATATTTATTAAAATCATCACCTTCATAGCGTAATACATATCTCTTATACTTTAATTTCTTACCAATAACATTATCTCTAAGTTCTTCAGTAGATATACCAATATAATGACATGCGTCAATAAAATCATCATATGTATTTAATAATTCACCAAAGGCATTATAAACACATATACGTCGACCATCCCACCAAGAACTTCTATCCAATTTACGTTGTTTCTTAATTTCTTTTGGCATTGCTTTGCTTACATAAGGTTTTTTAATACGTTCTTTTTTTGGATGTTCTTTTTCCCATTTTTCCCAATATATACGAGATTTTTCATATCGATTTTTGATACCAGTTTCATAATCTGGAGCTATTGGATCATCATCTTTATATGCCCAAACAAAACCAGCAGCAGTATAATAATAATGGTGACATACAGCCCATATCGTTGCATTGTCAATATTGTTGTCTTTTGCAGCATTCATTATTGAATCGTATTCTTGTATTGGGTTTAAATCTTTATCATACTTAATCACATGACGGCCACTGACATGTTTATTATCTCCGCCAGCTTCTGTATTATATCCATTACACAACGGATCATATATACAAGTATGATATTTAGATATATATTGTTTTTCTAATTCATTTAATTGTTTAATTAATTCATCTTTATTTACAGAAGTTATTTTTTCAATTTCTTCTATATGAAATTGATCTCTGCCATAACATCTCATTGCATTGTATAATATTGATTTTCCTTTATAATCAGAAATACATGCTGTTTTATGACCATGCCAACGTTCTTTAATAGTACTATATGTTTGACCAATATATAGCTTATCATTTACATTATTCCAGATCTTATAAATAAAACCTTCCCACATGCCAGTTTCTTTGTTATATGCCATAATCATTCCTCGTTTCTCCTCGTTCTAAATAATAAAAGACAAGGACGCGGCGAACGAGGTTACCGCATTATTATGGGTAGCTACTCCCATAACTCCTTGTCTTGTTATTAACAAAATAAAATAGGAGACAGACATACTATCTGTCTCCCAACCGTAATCAGTACGGTTATCTTCTAATTTGATGTTAACGCTCCCAGTGTAGCCGGGAATCGCTATTTATTTCTTGAACGATCACCTGATGGAGATAATTCCGTATCATCTTTTTGTGGCGCACCACCAGTATTATCTCCATTGTTGCTCGTTGTATACGAACTCTGTAATGGATATTTCATCATATCCTGTAATTTCAGTACATTAGTTTCAAAAGCCAACTGTGCTAATGTTTGTCGTTCAGTAAATCCTAATAAAGTACCATAAGCCAATCTATAAGAATAACTATATTGATTTGCCTCCAATAATGATTTTCTATATTCGTCTTTTGTATGAATTGTAACTGGCATTAAATCTACATTACACGGATTAGAAACATGTAATATTAATTGTAAATTTGTCCAAGCTGTTATTTGTGGTAATACGCTATTCAGTACATATGACGACTCTGAACGTAATGCCGCATTAATTAATGCAGTATTATTGACCATCTTGTTTCCGTTGAGTAACGCTCCAATACCACCTGACGAACCAAGAATCTGTTGCTGTGAATTTTCTACTCTATTTACATCATCAGAAACATTGTCAGAAAAATCAATAGTCTTTAATTCTTTTCCGGGAATAACAGCAGTAGACACATTTGCAGGGATTGCCTTATCTGCTGCAATCTCAAAATAATCTATTGCCAAGTCAGGAGTTACTTCAAATTCATCTGGATTTCTTGCACCACTTAACGTTGGAAGTGGAAGATATATCATTCTATAAAACGATAATTGATCCGCAGAACTCTGTGTATCAGACAAGTCATTTAAATTTGCCAACGGTATTAAATCATGTAATAACGGTGGTATAATTGCATTTATCATATCTGTATGAAATTTTAAAACACAACTATACTCAGCTGGTACGTGAATATATTTAATGCCAGTACGTTCATATTCTTTCCACATTGATGTTAATGGTTCGCCAAGCCATTCAATTAATTCTTGTCTTTGTACTGATTTCCATCGGCTCATATCTAACGCCATGCCATAACATGTTCCACCATATACCGTATATACCGAATCTATTATTGCTTCATTTGGATCAATCCTCCAAAACATACTGCCAGTATCATCTTTAAAAAATAGATTAAACGAAATATCATCAATCCACATATTAACTAATGGAGCATTCATGTTATTTTGCAAACTTAATACATCCATAAAGTTAATTGTTGCATCAAATTGTTTTAACATATTTTCCGGTGAATTATCTTTAACCAAAGAATAATCTGGCGTTATCTTTCTACAATCTAGACAATACATTCCAGCAATCGTATATATCATTTTGTTATATATTGGTGATCTATAAAATAAATATCTACTTGCATTAATTAGATTTTTAGAGTTCGCATAAAGATTTCCGGTTAAATATCCGCGAACAGTATCTCTATTGATAGAAGATAAAGTGATTAACTCCGCATTTTTAGTTACATCACGAATTGTTCTCATCACCTTTTCTTCTTTAGCATTAGCATATCTTTTTACTTGTCGTTCTTCCTCTAATTTAAATTGTTCTCTTATAGCGGCTACCGATTGATTTGGTCTACCAACTTGCTCTTTGATGGTAGCCACTTTTTTGTTCGAGACGCTTGTTGCGTCAACACCATTTTTCTGCGCCATTATGCGTCTCCTTTCATATTTTTATATTCCAATACCACCTCTGATTTGAGAAGCAAGTTTGGATAATAGTGTCTCTTTATTTGTTTTTGGTTTTTTCAAGATAAGTTTACGTCGTTCTTCCATTAAGGCGTGACCAAGCATACAACAAGTATATGCGCGATCATCATGAAGACGGTTTGCTTTTTCCGCTACTAACTCAAAAGAGTCCTTTCCAGATTCCCGTTTCTTTCTGACTATGTTCAACAATTCCTCTTTGAGCGCGTCTATATTTGCTAATGCAATTTTATCTTTCCAATCCAACTTTATTGTTTTTGTATTAACAGACTGAACCTTTCCTAGTTCTTCCTGTAACTTTTCTTCAAACTCGTTTTCATTTAGTTTTTCTTTTTTTAACTCTTCTGAAATACGAGCACGTTCCTTATCTAACTTCTTTTGGTCAATATCAAATACAGTAAGATATTCTTTATTGTCATAAGTTGCAGTAAAGCTGATTTTATCTTGTGTTAACATTTCAATTAAGGATTCATACATTTCAGACTTATATTTTGTAGGACTCATCATATGAATTTTATCTACCGCATTCGGAAACTGAGATACATAATCGGCAGAGTATTCTTTGTCAATTAGACCCCTGTGTACAATTCCATCCGAGGTTTCCCAATCAGGCATTAAAAAGTCAGCTATATTAACACCGCCTCCTCCGGAACCAGCATCAATCCATATACCTACAATGTTGCCGTATGCATCTGCTCCAGCATTATAATCAAGTATAATTTGTTTCAAATACTCGATTTGGTCTGGCGTTCTCATCGGACTTTTAATCTTTTTGCCAACATCAAGAAGGTTAATACCATTTACTATCTTTGCTCGCTTATCT